TTTTGACCTTTACCAGAGGTACCAATTAACTGCTCATCAGAAATGATGGCGCGTTTGTACATTGGCAAAGTAATAGTTTTGTTGGTTGAATCCAAATCCATCTCAACAACAAACTTATCAGCGACGGTGACCGACAAATCTTGGAGTCTAAAGGACACGTTTGCATATTTATTTAATGTTTCAGTTGTAACATTAATAGCGCCTATAGGCTTAATAGCGCTATCTGTTCTCACAAAACCCTGAAATGGAGCTGTAGTTTCTGTATTATAAACACGGCCTGTCCAGCCAGCAAGCTTACCTGTAATCCATGTTTCCTGAAATCCAATCGGGTATGATGAAACAAAAGAAGCAGCTTCCGCTATTGGATTGACAGAGGTTTGCGTAATTTGTGTGTAAGTAGGAGCGACTTTTAAATAGTCTCTAAAACCATGGCCGTCCGAGGGCGACGAGGGGGCAACGATTTCCGTGACTACTGGAAATCCTCCATCTAAAAATGCGGAGGAAGATGAGCCAACATGGGATTGTAGACTTGTCCCACTTTCTACAGCAAATAGATTGTTAGCTTTTCCAAAAGCAGCAAGAATAGAAAGCGAACCATCCACGTAAGTGTTTGTTCTTAAAAAGAAATACTGTCCAGTGCTTCTTTCCGCCGTAGCACCGACTATTTGTGAATTTATTTCATTGGCGACATCCTCAACGGTTACCGCAGCGGATGAGGTAAGTGTAATTAACTGAGGAGTTGCGGTTGAAGAAAATATTTTAAAAACAGGCGTTCCTAGATAAGCTGTGTCATATTCTGTATTTAAAATAAACATGCTAGCTTGATAACTAGACACCTCAATTACGATTGTATCTTCATTTGCCGGAGAAGTGCTGCGAATTATTTTTTTAATTCTATAGAATCCAGCAACCTCTTCTGAAATACTTGAAAACCCTAAAGGGGCGGAACTGATTGACGTAAGATAAATATAATCATCTACTTCAGCGTTGATAAAAAGTCCGTTACCCAACTTATCTTTTAAAGATACCGTAAGGTTTGCAGAATCCACATCAGTAACTTTAATTAAACCTCCGGTAATACTTCCGGTGGTTTTTACTTGCACTTCGCTATCAACTGAAACAATAAATTTAGCTTGTCCAAAGCCGGGGGTGTCATTTGACAAATCATACAAACCGGATGAGATGGTTGTAGATTTAACAAATGCGCGTGTATTAACTGACGCAACTTCAACGATATCTCCCGCTTGCAAACGAGAAACAAAACGAATATCGCCTGTATATCTATTGAATATGTAATTTTTTGAAGCGCCTACAGATAAACGGTCGTCTTCATTTAATGGAAAAATAGATGCGGAGTCAATCCAACTTCCTGCAGTAATTTGAACTTTGCTTGAAGAGCTGTTTTCTTTATTAGAAGTAATAATAAATCTATTATCTTGAAAAATTATGGTCACTCCAGGGATTTTTGCCTGCAGCACCTCTCTCCAGTTGTCTGCAGTTGCGGCGGTCATAGATACGCCAAAACGAGACAAGAAGTCAGCATTTGTAATATCGTCAATATTTACCGTAACGCCGTCAATTATTGCCTGAAGTCCGGTATATGGCGCACCTGTAATTTCCCAACTAGTAAATGGATTTGAAGAAATTGTTGCGGTTTTGCCTCTAAATGACTGAAGGACGCCGTTCTTGTAAAGATAGATTGGTCTTTGAGAAACCGTTGGAAAACCAAGCACATTCTGCAAACTTCCAGAAATAACGCGAATCTCTTCTGCTGCATTGGTTCTGTCAATCGCAACGATTTGCGTTCCGTTCCCAATTACACGAAAGTCTAAGATACCTTCTGCATCTGAGTTAAGGTCACGAACAACTTCATAAGCTGTAGCTGCCGTGAGGTCTTTGTAGTTTGACGGGGCAATAGTGTAAACGTATGGAATATTATCAATCAAAAAAGTAATTGACATTCCAGCTTGTAATACATACGGCGCAGATTGCGCTCCTGTTACAATTGCGGGAGTAATAGGAGCCTGAGCGGTTCTAAAGCCTTGCTCTAAACCAGACGCTCTGGCCAACAAAAGTTCATAATCTTGCCCAGCAAAAACAGGCTCCAATAGTGACCCATCATCAATATAAACCGTTGTTGGCTCGCCTTTTTCAAGAGGACGAATAACGGAAGCCGATACGACTTTCTTTTTAGTGTCAGCATCAACGACCGACAAAAGTGCCGAGTTGATTGCGCCAATCGTACCGCGAGCCAAGGTGTTGGGGTAGTCTTTGATTCTTAGTCTTAAAGAAGCGTCTGATTCTGTATCAGAACCATTTACAAATGGTATATCATTTGTAACCGTTGCTCCAGCAAATGGAGGATTGGAAAATTCAGTAATAGCACCAGAGGCAACATTTCCAATAACGCCAAATTGAGAACATGTAACTGGTACGGTGACTAAATCTTCGCCGTCCGCCAAAACAACTGACGCATCCGTTGTAAATTGAATTGCAGGGGCATCTGAATATGCAGGCACCTGAACAACTGTTGAGGCGTTAATCGTTCTGTCGCCGCCTTGAGCAAGTACAATCTCATCGGTATAAGGATGGTCTTTTGTAAGGGGGTCAATAAGATTAATAATCCAATAGGTGCCGGTAGAAGAAATACTAGAATATGAAAGTGGACCTTCAAAGGAGTCAACAGTATTTCGACCGATGTAGATTTTGCCATTAACCGGAGTCTTAGCAAACATTTCAGAAGCGTCTTGAACATACAAAACGGTAGAGCCAGCGTAGGGGGCGGGTTTACCTGCGTAAGCGCGTGTAGAAATTTTTGTAAAGGCAGACCCAATTATTACCGAGCCAGTTGCTTGCAGTGCCGCTTGTCTGCCAATTCCACCTTGCCCATTGGGGATTTTAAGAGACTCTGCAAGGTCATCAAGGCGTTTATCTGTAAGGTTGTCTACTTCCGTGACTTCTAAGACTTTAAGAACTGAAAGTTGTGCCTGATAAACTTGCTGGGCTACCGCCTCCATCAGAGTAACTAGGGCGCCGCCTGCCTGAAAGTCAGTAATATCTGTATTATTCTTGATTCTTCTGACCCAAGTGCCAAGTAGCTGTTCTTTTGATTTAATAGTAACTGTCACGCCCAACTCCTCAATAAGATTCAGGTCACTTCATTTTAAGATGAGTTGTGTTATTTTTCAAGCAAAATTACTGCGACACGAAACTTAATGGAATTATTACGTTAGAACCGTCAACTGTTACAACAACATTGATGGAAATAGAAGTTTCTGTAACAGTTAAGTTTTGCACAAAAACTTTTGAAAATCTGCCATCAGAAAGTATAACTTCTTGTAAAACCTCGGAAAAGGCCGCCGCTAGCTCAATGCTACCGTAAAATCTTTCTCCGATTGAATTTGCAAAAGGTACGCCATAGTTTGGATGAAATGGCAACTCATTGATATTTGTAGACATTAGTGAATGAATAGCCTGACGGACGGCGGTCATTCCATATACAATATCAAAATCACCATTTTTACCAATTTGAATTTCTCCGGTCTTTTCGTCTCTACGAACGTCGACGCCAAAATCCAACAAAGCCCTATCAAGTTTTTTAAGGACATCTAAAGATGGCTGTTTGCCTTGAATTAAAGGCGATTGGGCTGTAACAGGCACAAGCAGCAGCGAATCTTCGTTGGCCGTTTGTGGTTTGTAAATCTTAACGTAGGGTTTTTCTGATAATTTAAGCTTAGCCAAATCCGAATTGCCAGATAGAGAAAGAATCATTGTTCCATCTTCAAACTTAACAATCTTTAAGATTGAGCGAGTCTCTTCTCTTACTGTATACGAACCAATTTTTACTTTGGTGCCGACTTTAATTTCATTGGCTCTGCTCGCTGATATCTTAATTGAAGCCAGCGTTCCCGGCCCCAGCAGGTATTCTTTAGAGCCGGTCTTATCCACATAGGGTGGGTGTAGGTTATTAATAGAAGCTATCTCAAACCACCTATCCTTAGAGCCTAGATATATCTCTGCCATTTTTTCTAACGATTCAGCAAATGGCACGGAAATAGCGGTGGTATAAGACTGATTGAATACAACTTGAGAATCTGGGTCTGTATTTCTATTGGCAACTGCAAGCAAATTTGGCTGTTGAACTGTTTTTTGCTGCAAAAAATAAATAATTCCGTCTATTTCGTCCGCTAAATCAAAAATATCATTTATTTGCTCTAATTCTTGTACAGCATATCCTCTTTGAGCCGTTGTAATAGAAAACCCCTGCACAAGCGCGCCGTCGTTATCTCCAAGGCCGACAATCTGTGCGGCGGTTGACGCGCTATTTCTAAGAAAAAAGGTCATATTTTTAAAATCAAAAACAGAAAGATTAGCCAAGCGTTTTTGCTCTTCTTTTAGCACAAGGCTTTCCGATGGAGTAAGCGCCACATCGGATAAAGAAATGTAAGACAAAATTGGTTTGTATTTAATGAATTTACTTAAATTAATAAAAGGATTTGTGCTAGTCGTTGGAAAAAGTTTTTGCGTTGTAATTTCGTTATTTAAATCTTTAAGAAGATCAATAAAAAAATCAGATTTTGGCAATTTTCTTTTAAATTCAGTATTTAATTTAAGTTCCCAATTTTGAACAAACCAATCCCATCTATTAATAGCGATAGATTGGACGTCAGCAAGTGTAAACGGAGTATTCTTGGATACCTTAACATATCCGAGATAGTCAGTCATTACTTGGTCTAAATACGTGTAAGACATTGAAAACCTTAAATAATTGGTGGTTTAGAAGCAATTAATCCTAATGGGTTTGTTGATATTTTTCTTGTTAGTGCCTGCGCTCTTTCGGACGCTCCGCTTAAAGTAAAGGAACTAACACTACCAAGGTCGCCATTTGGCCCAAATCTGTCTACTACCTTTCTACTATCTTTTCCAACCTCGTTTAAATCAAAACCCTGCAATACTATATTGTATTTGTACAAATAAGGTTGATTAGCGTTTTTTTGAAATGCAAAATTCTTAACAATTACCTGCCATTGCATGTTATCTTTTTGTGACTCAAAATAAAGCTTTACGTCCTCTGGATTGGCTTCTTTTAAGTGAGAATATGCATTTAAAAAAGTATGAAGCAGGTGAATTTCCACATAACCGTTTGTGCCGTTTTGCTCATTGCTAAAACGAGACAGGTCTAAGCCCACCAAATTTGCCACCTTTGATGTTGCGCTTTCTTCGGGTATGTTATTTCTAACGGCTGAGGAGTTATATCTTTGTGCAGTAGAGGCCAATCCCTCCAATAACCCCATGGCTCCTACGGCTCCTTGGTCAAGAGCGCCTGTAACCGCCTCAAAAACATTAGCCGCTTTATTGTAAGTATTAGCCAAAAGGCCGCCCTTTAGAACTCTTCTAAAGTTACTTTCGCCGCTGGCTGGCATGTCTAAAGTATCTGTCGATGTTTTATTTGAATACTTACGGCTAATGCCAATACCAGTCGTTCCAGATAAAGCAATTTGCCAAAAAACGGTTGGGGAAGTTTCTTCAACAACGCCTCCAAGCGTTGGAATAAGTTGAGACGCGGATACCATCTGATAACTTAATGCTTCTGGAGGAATGGGTAGTGAATAGTATGTTGTTTTTTCTTTTGTAACAATCTTAAATCTATAGGGGTAGGTCTTATACCAATCTTCAGCCGAAACCGTATAGAACGGCCCTCGACTATCTTTAAGATTTAGGGCATCTAACGCTTCTAAAAACAAATCACTAACGGAATTAGGCTTTTCGCCGTCTTTCTGTTGTTTTATCTTATTTGCACCTAATTGGACTAATGCTTTTAAATTGAACATTGTCATCCCCTCATATCTATTTTAAGAGACGACCATCATTCTATTTTGCCCTTAATTTGAGCTAGTTTTGTTTTCGTTTCGGCAATAGTGGACACTAAATTAGGGTCTAAGACCCCAGGGCCAACGGGTGTCTGAACAAATTGAGGCACCGCTTGCTGAAAAGCTTCTAACAATTTATCAATTAAATCAAGAAGTTCTGTAGAAGAAGTACCAAAAGCTATTTTGGGGGCCTTAATTGTAACGTCCTTAGATGCCTCAACTTTTATACTACCCGTCTGGTCAATAGAGACTTTTTCTTTATCCGAAGTGAGTTCTATTTTTTTGTTAGTTGCGTCAACCTTGACGGATTGCTTACTAGCATCAACGAATACAAAACTAGAATCATCCATAAACATTAAAGTTGAAACTTTTTTTTCGTCGATTTCAGGGACATCTTGAGGGCTGTCGGTAATCTTAGGAGCACCGGTGTGAGTAATCGTAAGTTGCCCTTTAGTATCAATATCAAAAATCATACCAAGATACTGAAACCGCATTTGAGGCTTTTTTTCGTCTGGCTCTGGAAGCTGTACTAAATCTATAATTCTATTGTATCCACCAATAATCACGCCGCGACGCAAATCATTGTTAATAAAAGCAACGATAACTCTTTCGCCTACTCCAAAGGGAGTATTATCATCTATTGTGTAGGTCTTGTCGTTTATAACAGTTGGTCTTCTGTAAATCTTAAAACCATCGGCGATACCGCCAACCATAGTTGAAGACACTACGTTGGAGACAAATGTGCTTGTGCCGTTTTCTGTTTCTATTCTGACAATATATTTCAATACAGTATCCGAATCAAAAGCCGGCTCTTGAATAGCGACTATCTCACCTACAGAAATGGATGGGGTGTAGGGTATTCTGCTCATCAGAATGGCACTTTCGGTATTTTAGGTAAATTAAGTTTTGGTATCAAATCCTGCAATTTAGGAACTTTTATTTTAAATTCAGGAAACTTAAATAGTTCTTTAATATCCGAATCAGCAAGCTCTGGGTCAAAAAGGTCCGTAAAGCCAGCGGGGCCGATAAGCGTTAGCGAGCCGTCTTCTTTGACCTTGCACAGATATGACAACTGAACATTTGTCGATGTTGATGCTGTTCCATCCATACCAATACTAAAACTCCAATTAACGGCTTCGACGTGACCGCAAAGAACATTCTTGCCCATGGGAAAAGATATATTACAACCAACCATAATTGGCAAGTTGTTATCCTTAAGTAATAGGCGCGCATCACCAAAACGATAACTAAGAGAGTGCCAATAATACATCAGCTTTTTAGCGTCTTCAAACCAAGGAATATAAACAGTGCCCTTTTCGCTTGATTGAGATGTTGGAGCACTATAAACAGTATTCCAATAGTGCTCAATGGTTCCAAACCTATCAATAGCCCCCTCATCTATAATCCGATGTACGGCGGTTGTAAGAACCGCTGTTGGGTCATCAGACCTAGATGAGCCAACCTCGCCTGTCTGCAGTTGGGGCATAATAAAGTTTGGAGAAGTAAAAAAACTGTTGGTTGTAGAAACGCTTTGTATTGTTGAATCATCAACAAATACTCTGGGCAGGTCGTCAAAAGCTGTCCACTTTGTATGTTTAATTTGATTGTCTGGGTCAGTTAAAAATGCCTTAAGGGCAAACGGCTTATCCCGAAGAACAATCATTGGCAGCGACGTAGTTGCACCAGATTCTGTTTTGAAATACCAAATATCAGTAAAAGCTTCGTTTATCGTTGTATCAATATGCTCTTGAATCAAGCTCCAAGCCGACGCTCCCTGCCCCAGTGAAGACAAAAAGTTTGATTTAACTGGCCTATCTCGATAGTTAGAGAACATGGTTTTAACTTGTTCGTAACTTTTAAAGTAGCCATTAAATGATTTAGGATCGCGTTCCTGCTTGCCGTAATTTTCTAAAGCGCCCTGTTTAGACGCCTCAAATGTTGAGTTTGCATACATTACCCCCAAGAGAGTATTTGTAAACCCAGTTGCAAAAGCATTGTTTGCTTGTGTTGATTTTGGCAACTCCAAATAATCAAGGAGAGGTTGTGGCAAATTAGGCATTCTAGATGTAAGTTTTGAAAGACTTACAACCTTTTCATACTCTCCCAAATCAGCGCCGAGGTCTGCTCCCGTTTGCGAATCTGTATTTAAACCACCGATAATAGATAAAACCATGCCGGCGCCCATAAAAGGGTCTATCAGTTTTTGAGCCAATTCTGCAATATTAACTTCTGGGGTTTTAACAAAATTTAATCTTCCGAGAGCCTCTTGGGTTTTATTGAAATAACTAGATATTGAGTTAGCGTCAATTCTTACAGGAATATTCAATAGGCTGGACCATTCACGAATATGAACGGTTGCTCTTTTAGTTAAGAGGCCAGAACCCTGAACAGAGTAATTGTTTTCAATAGTTGTAATCTGACCAATAAAACGAATTAAACCCTCTTTAAGTGGAGACACTTCTGTAAACGTAGTGTCTTTTTCCATAAATTTTCCAACTTTTGACTTAATAATCACCCAATTGCCAATAGAATATGCTGGGTGTAAGTCGCCAACCACATCAATACTTGCGGTATTTTGAATGGATGCTTTTGAGCGAGAAATACCGATTGATATTACACCTCTATTGCCGCTGTGAACTTCGACTGTAGACTCCTCCGGTGAAGGAATATCGTCAAGATAATCAAATAGTATGATATCCCATCTTGTCGAATTATTTGTATATTTAACTTTCATAATAAAAAATCCTTTTATGGGGCCATACTACCAATTGCTGACTTTGTTCTAGCTCTATTTTTTTCTTGTTGTATCTGTTGTGGAGTTTTTGGAGCATTTGGCCCAGGGGTTGCTTGCATTGTGCCACCGGCTGGAGTTCCACCAACGGCATCGGCAAGCTGCTGAACGGCCGTTGGACCAAAAGCCTCAATGATGCTAAGAGAAGTTCTTTGGGTATCTTTATCGGCATAAGCAGACATTGCTGTTGCCAATTTAGCAAAAGTAAATTTTTCTCCTTTTGCAACATCAATGCCGGCAGCCTTGCCAAGCTCTTGTTTCCAGTTAGCTTTGCTTGTATCAATTCCCATGCCGGCTGCTGTGGTCTTTAACTCTTCGTCTGTTACAGTTCTATCAATTCCCTTAGCAGCATCAATTGCTGCGCTATTAAGAACTCTTTTGTAGTTAACCGTAGCAAAATCTGCTGCAGCTTTTGCAGCGCCCTTGCCCTTTTCTTGGGCCAACATTCTTTGGCCTTTTTTAAAGTCTCCAGGCGGCGCGCCGGACATCAATAAAGCCATGGCTGCACCTTCGGCCTCTAGGCCAGCCATTCCTGTTGTTTCATCTTCAAATTGGTACATAAGGTTGCGAAGACCTTCTGAGTCTCCCTTTTTGAGCATTTCCCTTGCTCTGGCTTGAATTGCAGAAAAGTCCTTGCCGGTTCTTCTCTTATATTCAGCACCAAACGGAGCGACCTGAGTGGCCATCTGTCCTTCAAGTGCTCTGCGTGCCTTAGCAATGGCTTCTGTTTGCGTCATGCCCGAAGCCATCTGAGCACCTACCATACGGCGAGCAAGTCCAGTCATCTTAGTGTAATCGCCGCCTGCAGATAATTGCTGCAAAGCCTCTTGAACTTGAATAACATTTGAGCGACTAACGGCTCCAAGGCCCGTGCCCATACCAAGCCCAGCGCCCGCGCCTGACAGAACCTTGAGGGTTCCCATGAGCCCAGTAGTTGCGCCAGTAGCGCCTGCGAGTCCCATCAAACCAGACCTAGCCTCTTCCATATACATCATGGCTGAACCAGACTTGCCTGCCATGGCCCCTGTCAATGTTGACAAGAATCCCGCTGCGCCTGTAGCCGATTGAAGCTTAAGTGCCTGAGACATTTCCATTGCCGCTTGAGAGAATCGCTGAATAGCAGGAGCGCCCTTGAGTCCTGCCTCAAAAGCTTTGGCAAAGATATTTTCTAGTTGTTTGGTGTCGCCTTGTTTTCCTGATACGGCGGAGATTCCCAATACGTTGGAAGCCATCTGCTCAACGGAGCCAACGCCCGCACGGCTCAAACCTAAAAGTCTGTCTGCTCCGCGAGTAGTTCCCATCATACCAGCGTATGTATTATATATTTGGCCAACTTCTGGAATTGAATATCCCAATTTGGCATACCTAGTCGCTAAAGCCTCCGCTCTTTCTGTAGAAAGACCTCTAAATGCCTCAAACCCTGTTACAGCGGCTCCACCTGCCATAACCGTAGCCGCTGTTCTCATTCTCATAGCAGCTAAGTTTTCATCGAGGCCCATAGATAAGCGACGAGCATCAAATCTTTCCTTTTCGGCATTGAGAAGCATTCTTTCATTTTCTTCTCGACGGCGAATAGCGCCTGACTGATACATGGCCTTAACAGCTTGGGCATTTTGTTTTGTATTGTCAAAAAACAAACCGGCCCCCGGCATGTCATAAATCCCGCCTTCTTTTTGGCCAGCAAGTCCCGTTTGTGCCCCAGTAACGGTGGTAAATAAATCTTTCCCTGCGCCGACCAAACCAGTGATTCCTGCGCCGGCTAAAGCCAAACCAGGCACTGCGCCCAAGCCTGCAGTACCCGCAGTTAACCCGATACCTCCAACAATCGCTCCAATTGAAAGAGCCGCTTGCCCTATTGCACCGCCGATTGCACTGCGAGTGGTAGCCTTGCGCTCAGCTTCTGATACTTTAAACTCTTCTTCAAAAATCTTATTAGCTTCTGTCTCACGAGCTTTTCTATTACCAACACCTAAATAAGAAAATTTATTTTTGCCTGGGGTTAGTAAATTACCATAAGCCTCTAGCATCTGCTCGCCCGTTGTTGGGGCCACAACTGCCATATATTTTTGATATCTAAGAGACTCAGCTGCTGCTATATTTTGCGGAATTGCCTGCATAGCTGTAAGGCTTTGCTGAAAACCCATGGCTTGAATATTTGCATATCCGCCGGCTAACTGAAAACCCAAAGCCGTTGTAGCGGCTGCACCAGAAAGTGCTCTTCCAGTGATTCCGCCGTACTTGTCCCACCAGCCGCCAAACCCGCCACGGCCTCCGCCCTCTCCGCCTCCGCCTCCGGCACCGCCCTTTTTAATAAAATCGTCCAAAGTGGTAGAAAATTGTTCTGCTTTTTGGTTTACTTTATTAAACTTTTTGGCCGCTTCGTCTAGCTCTCTAGCAAATTTAGCTAAGTCTTTTGCTCCGGTTTCAGACGCTCTGCCGTAATCTTCGGTTGCTCTTTTAAGAGTTTCAGAAGCAGCGGCTCTTTCTTGTTCGATTTTTTTAGATACGTCTAATAAAATTTTGGCAGTTGTATTGGCGCTGCCAGACAGTAACTTAACGGCTTCTTCGCGTTCTCTTTTGGCAACTAAATCATTTTGAAAACCCGCTTGCCCAGCAAATGCAGCAGCAATTCCAACTCCGCCGCGAGCAAGTTGCCACGGGGCGCTAGGAATAGGAAACCCCAATGGGCTTCCGGTTGGATTAATATTAGATGGCGGAATTGGTGCGCCTGTACCAATAGAATAAACATTTGAGGTAGGGCCACCGCGAGCTGCAACTAAGTCTTGAATTTGAAGAGCAGCGCCTGCTCTTGTTGGAGAATAAGAATTAGCTGCTTGTCTTTGGTGAGCAGCCATCTGTGCTTGAAGTTGCACGGTTTGGCGCAGCGCGTCATTCATCTTCTGAATTTCTTCGCGCATCTGCCTTATGGGCGCTAACAGTTCGTCTAAGTTAATATCTATACGTGCCAAGCCATCACCTCATGCTTAGCAATATTTTAAGCCTCAGATGGCTTTTCTTCTGAGGAAGCAGGACGTTGAGCATCGGCCAACTGGCGATTTAGCTCTAGGATAGGAGTATAGTCAAGAAGGTGATACCCGCCTAGTTCTTCATTTTTAGGTTTCCACCAATCAGGAGCCTTGACGATATGGGCATTAAGAACCGCAAGCATTTGAATAAATTCAGATTGTGGATCAATATCTTTAAGTTCCGGCAAAATACCCTCGATAACACGGCGAATTGCTTCGTCGCTAGCCACCAAAGCCACCTTGTCCTTATCTTCAAGGCCATTAGCTACTTCATCGTGGATGTTCTGAAGAGCGTCCTTAATTCCCGCCAAGAGAGAGGGGACACTATAGGACGGGGGGCGTCGCAAGCCGGTTGAAAGTCTATTTGCTACGCGAGATGATTCAGTCATGTCTCTATGAGATAGAAATTTCTTGAGTTCAAATACCCCTTGGTACTTTTCACCCGTTGTTGTACCTACAACATCCAACTCAACAAAGATAACAGGATTAAGTGGACTGCTCATTGATATTTCCTTTTCTTGCTGCAAAATCTTTCTTAGCTTGCTCTAAAAACTCTTCGTCTGTCTGCATGTCTAAATCTTCCCAATACTCGTCTTTATCTGCTTCCTCTCTGACAAAGTCGGCTGCCTCTTCTTTAGCGAGTTCTGGGTCTGCCTTAATAGTAGCTTCTTTATGAAGATAGACCTCAAACATAAGTTCGTCAAGGGTTCTTTCTTCAAAGTAGGGAGAAAATATAGGAATATTATATTTTTGGCAAAGTACAAATTGAAAAACGAGCCTTAGGTCGGTTTCGTCGTCAATCTTGCCTTCAATAATCTGCTTGGCTTTTTTTTTAGCGGCCTCTATACGTTCGGCCAAATACGGTTCCATAATAATTCCTTACTAATTAAAAAAGATTTGCTCCTTCAGTGGTGTCTAGATTTCTTCTTTTTGTTTTTTGTACGGCACAAAACTTTGCGTAACATTATGGGAATACGCCGTTCCAATAAAATCAACGCTTCTGTTTGACAAAGAACCTATTGTTACGCTTCCCGAAATGCGAGTAAACATACCCCGCGCATAAAACATTTTTTGACCAAGCTTATCAAATACCTCTAATTCAATTAACGGTTGATGAATAATAGAGGCCATATTAGACCACAGTCCCTGAGATTCTGGAGATTCGGAAGGGTCTACAAGTTGTCTTAAAGATGCTCTAATTGAAACCTGTCCTACGGAAATATCCCAAGGAACGTGGGTGTCAATTGTTCGTGTTTCTTCTGGAGTAAACTCTATGGTGTAATTAAAATCTTGGCAAACCGCTATTAATTCGCCTGAAACCGCAACATAAGCGCGAGCGCCTGAAAAATACTGAGGCAGGGTAACTTCTGGATTGCGACCCAACGCTTTATCGCGCTCAGCGGCATCTTCAAAAGATTTGCCAAGCTCTTCCATGGATTTTTTCCATGCGTTTTTTGTACCTTGAATGACTGCCATTATTTTTTAACTTTTCGTTTAGTTGTTTTGCGAGTGGCGCGCTTTTTAACCGTAACAGTAACTGCACCCTCTTCGGCAACGCTTTCAACAAGGGCGCGTTTAATTGCATAAACAGCGATTGGTTCTTGAGCCTTCATGCTCATTTTTGCGATTTCTTCTGGAGACTGCATATAAAAACAAATCTTGCCGTAATCACCGACAAGCCAACTGACTGCGCGTACATGCAATTCAGAACCATCGCTGAGATGAACTACAAATGTTTTTAGAGTCGTATCTGATGAAGAATATTTAGTATCAGTATTTTTAGGTAGTTGCGCTAACTTCATGATATTACTCCAAAAAAAGAAATGCCCCTAGGGGCTATCTAAGGACATTTTATAGCATATTAGGTTAAGGAGTCAAGCTAGTTTAAACGCCGGAGCCAAATCCAGATGGATCAACCTCATCCCTTGCGCCGCCTTGTCTGTCCTCGGACACCAATAGAGTGCCGGTAAAACTAAAGGATTCGGTTAGAAGCTGGCCAGCAGAAATACTGGAGGAGCGAGAGTTAAGTCTGCAATTTTGCACAGTAAAATGTTTAACAAGAACACCCTTATTATTTAATTTAGGGTCTTTTCCGGCGGCCACAGTTTCAGTGGTGGGATACATCTGCCAGACTTCGATATCAAAAGTAGAGGATGCTAGGACGGAAGCAGGGTCAAGATGTTTTTTAAGATTTTCAGTTGCAGCAACCAAGGAGTTTGATGAAGCTGAATCACTGTCTGTTACAGGACTGTTAATTCCTGTAAGAGCTGATTCAGGAGCAGCCGAAAGAGCTGGAGCGGCGCTTTGCTTTCCTGATGCAGTGGCCGCACTTACTAGCTTGGTGCGAGAGTCTGAATCAAGTAGACGGACAATCTGCATACTACCGGACACACCGTTATACATAGTTGCCTGAATTGCTACAGAAGCAAAGCTTCCGAGGGTGTTGACAATTTGTACGTTACGGCTGACTCGAAGGTCTAGACCAACGGCGTAGGCAACCTTAACTCCGTCAATCTTCAGGAGGAGGCGTGGGCCAGACATGAAAAATGGAGTTTGAGCTGCCATCGTTAGTTACCTTTATGCTTTAGTAATTCGTTCGTCTTTATCTTCAATCATACGGCAAAGAAGAGTAACGTCTTCCGAAACAAGAGAGCCAACATTGAAACGAATCGAAAGGTCTGTAATAAGACAATCTTTCATTACGTAAGTGGGCTTGTCTGAAAGCGTATTTTTTTCTCCAACGCGAGTAAAGACTTCTACATCGAAAGTAGACTCAAGAAGCATCTTAACAGGAGAAAAGCTATTGAGCATCATCATGGAGTTACCATCAGAAGCTCTATCTGCCGTCATTCCCGTGGACGATTTAACTGCGTCTATTTTGCCTTTCATGGGAGCAATGCTTTTACTTTCACCGAGGGCGGCTTTCGTATAGCGCAATACTCTCATTGATGCCTGAGCAGAATAAATTAACGGCTCGTTGGTGTGGGGGCTGTAAGAACCAATTGCCATAGTCAACTGAGAAGCCATATTATCAGAAAAGCTGAGGGCCTCGCAAAAAGCAAACGGCTTACCGTCTACCTTGATGACGAGTCTGGCTCCGTCGAGAAATGATGGTAATTTGTTTGCCATTTAAGACTCCATTATTAATACATAGGGTATTTTAAACCCTATGTATTAAAGATTTCTCGTTGCAGTTACATCAAGTGAAATAAACTCAAGCGCTTCAGCAGGGCGAACCTGCACTTGCACAGCATAGCCATTTCCAAGGTTGGTTACGAGCGGTGAGCGATTAAATGCAACGATTGCGCCGCTAGTAACGAACGATGAAAGAACATTGACTACGGTAGAAGCAACTTCAGCCGTGGTAACGTCCGTAGTGCGCTCGCCGATGTAGTTCTCAAGAACGCTTCTGAGAGTTTGGATAACTTCAATAAAGATAAACGATACGTTGTTGCGCTCATACACCCAAGCTTTCGGGTCATTGACGCGGCTGCGGGTTGAGAGGTCTGGAGACACCAAGCGGAGTCCTGCACCTTCAACTACACCCATGGTCAAAAGGCCAGCTTCGATAGCTTCATCGACCATCGTTCTGCTTGCGGGGTCAAAGTCACGTGTTAACGTGTCAGAGTAGACGGATGACTCTGGAGTGTGTTTAACGTCGAGGACGTTAAATGACTTACGAAGCAAAGGAGTTCCGAGAACTGCCTGTGAACGTCCCGCAGCCATGCAGCACTGAAGCATCCATGGGAGGAACCACTGAGCATTACCGTCTGCGCCCGTAGCGCGAGCAAGCTGGAATGTCATTGAGACGTTCTCATAGTTCATAGCCTGAGCCTTAGCCTTTGAATCCTCGAACGAGCCGAAGAATGAAGCTAGACCAAAGCGTTCACGACGAACTGCGCTTGACCATCCAGTAGCAACGTGCGCTCTAAGAGCGGCGTGGACTGAGTCGATAGAGTAAGTTGACTCTGGCTCAGTTAGGCCATCAGCAGCATCAAGATATGCGTCGCGTGAGAAGAGTGGGAGAACTTGAACAGTTGGAACTTTGAGGCCAGCGTCAAGAGCAGCTTGAATATCTGCATTTGAAGTAGCGCCTTAGCTCCACCAAGCAAGAATGACTGTGAAGATTCGCCCGCAGGTAGACCAGCTTTAACTGGACGCGCACCAGCGACGAAGTCAAGAATGGAAACCGTACCAGCAAAGAATGAAGTCCAAGCTGAGTAGTCATTCTTGAGGCGGCCTGAGAAAGCATGCTCGCTTGTAAGTGACAAGCAACCAACTTCATCAACCATATCCAACACAGCTGGAGAAGCTGAACTCATTCCAGCATCAACAACGCGAGCAGCCCATCCTGTGAGTGAGCTAATCTTTTCAGCGAGAGCAGCAAGTGTTGGGTACTTGAGAGTTGGGAGTACAACCTCATCTGTATCGGCAACAAGTTTAACGCGACGGCTTGTGTCGATTGAAACTTTAGCAGCCGCTGCTGTGCCTGAGTAAGAAACTTCAAGGACAACCTTTCCGCCGATTTTGTCTGAAGGGAATCTCTCTCCAGTGACAGTATTGAGGCTATTCATTGACACCTGAGCTTCTTTTGAAGAAACAGCTTTCTTGGCAGCAACTGAGGAGCTGACCAATGCGGGAAGAGCCTGCAAAGCATCTTCTTTTCCAGCAAGGGCAGTTGAAGAAACGGAAGCAGCGGAACCGCCGTCAAGTCTCTTGCAAACAACCGAAGAAGGAGAAGCTGACAATACAATATGAAGGCCGACGTTTTGTTTAGAAGCTCCTGCAACCGGAGAAGAAGGAGAAACGTAAACAACATCGCCTAGCTTTGGGGCTGCAATCCAAACTGCGCCTGCTCCAAGAGAGACGGTGAGTTGGTCTGCGGAAGCAGCAGCCGAAATGGTTCCAAATGAGGCATTGGCTGCGTTGAGAAGATTTGAGCGAGCTGACATACGAGCAACGGCAGCAACTCCCAAGAGGGAAGCGGAAGTAGCGGCCAACTCAAGAGAAGCGCCTGCGCCCTCTTTAGCAGCCTCAGTAACTTCAACGGAAACTGGGCTAACAAAGATGACTTCACCGGTTGCGTATGTGAATGGAGCCGCACCTGCTGTAACAGGAGTGGAAACAGCTTCTGGAGCAGCCCAAGCAACTGCACTTGCTCCTGAGTTGTCCATTTGACGGACCTTTTCAAGAGTTACAGTTGTTGAGGTGGCAGCCTTAACAACATAAGTGCCAGTATTTTTGTCGGTAGCTCCTACAAGGCCAGAGCTATGGGGGATGATTGCAACTTCGCCTGTTTTAGGAAGGCTGTTCCAAGCAATAGAGCTTGATACGACCACATCATTACCCGAAACAGCAAGAGTCAGGTCAGCACCAGTTGGAACTACGTCTTGAAGAGTTCCGCCTGACACTGTGGCCTTGGCGCCCAAAAGGGTTGAAAGGTTGCTTGCAAAGCTCTCAACTCCTGCAAATGTCATAGCAGCGGTGCCCGCAGACTGAACGCCTGAAACTGCAGCTTCCATATTTACAGAAAGAGGAAGAACTTGAAATGAAACAGAAGGAAGAGCTTCTGCAGAAGCCACAATTTGTGACTTAGCAAAATTTCCTGACTCGCCAAACTTAGTTGCAACCACCTTGCCGTAAGCAGAGGGAGACGCAATTGCTTTTTCTGCGCGAGTTGCTTGGTTAGTTTGTTGAACATAAACGCGGCCAACGGAACCAGTGAATACAGCGGAAGGCTGCACGGTAAAGAGTTGGCGAGCAGCGTCTACAACTGGACCCGAAGTAAAAAAAGCCTGCATTGTGGGGTAGTCAGTAAAAAATGCAGTTGTTGGGTCAAGCAAGTTTCCAGGGACGCCTTCGGAAGCTTCGCCAATAAGAAGAACATTTCTTGCCGCAGCAACTACGTTGAGCAATGAATCTTGCACTTTAAATACTGAATAAACACCGGGGGTAACAACTCGTGACCCGCCTACCGAAAACGCTATTGTCATCTTATGGCTCCTAGTTTTGTGGCCAAACGCTACATACAGATTTTATCAGATTTTTTGCAAAAACCTGAATATTCTTGAATCTTAACAATTTTGTTAAAGTTATGCTAGTTAATTCAAGCTAGAATTGATTGAATTTCTTCTTTTTCAATTATTGTCTTTGTAAGTATCCATTTTTCAAGGGTTTTTTGACTAAAATGAATAGAACGAAATTTATTTTCTTTAGTTAAAACAAATAGATACTCTTCGTCTGGTTTAATTCTGCGACGACCTGCATAAGTCGTTTCAAAAAGTCCGTCATAATAAAGATTTGAAGGAATTGGATTATCTACCAAAGCATCATATCCAATAATATATTGAGTTGGAATCGACTTATGAGTCAACTTTTCCTCAAAAACATACAAGACTAGCTTCTTCCATGAAGTGGGCACATTGTTTATCTCTCGCACTTCCGGAGAGACTTGAAACAATGGCTGTCCTGAGTCTTTGGGAATTTTCTTAGTCTTCATGTGCCTGTGCTTCCTAGCCCGCCAATGCGCTTATGGTTCTTAGTTTCAAGAAACGGGTCTTTAAGAACTAGCTCCCACTTAGCCTGACAGATTCTATCTCCAGCTTTGACTTCGAGTGGAACTTCGGAAAAGTTCCTAAGAATGACTTTGATTTCGTTCTCTGGGTTATTTTCAATGAGATAATCTCTGTCGATTTCACCCGCACCTAAACCAATACCTTTGGCCGCCAAGCCGGAACGCTCTCTAAGGACTAGAGCTAGATTCATGACTGCGGGGTTAAGATTGATGAAGTGGGCGGCATCTTCCATAGTCAGATAGAGGCCAGTCCTGATTACTACATACGACTTTGGCTGAATAGTTACATACTCATCAGCTAAGACGTCAAAGCAACTTGACTGCTCTGTTTGGTATGCAGGCAGGGGATTGGCGTTAGGGCCCCTGTAGATAAGTCTAGGCATCTGAATATGAGTTGCCATGAAGTATTCTTCTTCAGACAACTTGGTAGGGTCTACTTGTAATGACTTCAGATGATTGAGCGCCTCTTCTGATACTTTCATAATAGCCTCAGTTCAAAGTAACATTAGTTTCGCGGTTCATATACTCTTGCAAAGCTTCCTCTTCCGTATCATCTTCGAGAAGACCCTTGCTTGCATCTGTATAACCCGCATTACGGGACATAGTCAAGGCATTAACAAGGGCTTCAAAAGAAACAGTTACTTGGGTTTTGTCTTCCGCGTCACCTTCTGAATACAACATAGCGCAAATAAGACTAACGCACTCAAAACCACATGTGTAGTTTTGAAGAAGGTTGCCACCCAAGTCTACTACGTCAACCAAAAAGATATTGTCTGCATCCCCTGCGTCATGAATACGTAAAGACCTAAGGCTTTTTACATCTTCAAGGTGTAGTGTCTTCCCTGTCGGACTCCTCAAATCCAGTTGCATCTCCAGCTTCCTCTTCAAACTCATTCTGAACCCCCTCTTCTATTTCTTCGGCTTCGTCCTCTACGTGAGGGTTTAGCCTTTCCGTCACTGCCTTGTCAATAGCAAACAATTGAGCTACATAGTTTCTGCTATAGAACTTGTATCCCTTAATAGTAACGTCATTTTCGTCAAGATAGTTGAGTATTTCACAAATGTTTTTTGAATTTGCCATGTTGGATGCTTTTAAGAGTCGTCCGGTGCCGGAATGATAGGCATTGATAGCCAAAGTCCAATCTCCCAACATCTCGTAATTAAACTTAAGGAGCTTGATAGCCACGTCTGTAGCTATCTTGTTGTCTCTAAGTTTTACTTTCTTTTTGATTCCAAAAAGCCTACCGGTTGCTGGCATGATTTGCCATGCTCCGACTGCTCCTACTGGGCTTGTTGCTTTATACGAGTAAGCTGACTCTACAAATGGCAAGAAAGCGATTTGATGTGGCATTCCTTGTTGCTTTAGCTTTTCTGCTATCTTGGGGTAATGTTCGTGCATTCTCTCAAAGCCTCTTTCAAAGAAGCCTCTTGCCCCCGCCTTGACTGCAATATTCTTTTTCTCTTTGGGCATTAATTTTGTATATTTATGCAACAAGTGTTTTTTATATTTTTTAATTGCTTTTTTATTTCCCCTTGGACGAGGATAGACATTGTAGACTTGCATTGTCTTTTGATTGTAAACGATAATATCGTGCTTTGTGTATTTTGTGTAAACGTCATGCCAAAAGTTAATATTTGATTGTAGGCATTCTGGCGGAGTCAGCTCTATTGCCTCTTGTGCTGTAGCACTCAGAGATAGAGCCGATGCCGCCAAAGCTATGTACTTTAGCATTATTTTGATTTCCGTTCTGATAGTGATGACTTGGTGGACTCTGTAGTCATTGTGCCTTTAGAACAATTCTTAACTACTTTAAGTTCGCCCTGACGAATGCATTGAGCACCTTGTGGGCAGCGCGAGTCAACAACTAGCTCATCTATAGTGACTGTTCGCTCTTGTTTTGGATTGGAACGAGTAGGAGCAGCTGCGCAGTATTGGGTATTGGTGTTATCTACCTCTGGAGTGCGGCTTGAAAGACCCACAAACATCGCCAAAAGCCCTGCTGCAAAAAGTCCTGTAATCATGATTAGATTCCTCCTAAGTGTTAAGTTATCTGCTATTGGCGCGACTGTCAATCATTTTCTTCGCGCAAATCGCTATCATTTACATTTTGTTTAATGTTATTGGGCAGATATTCATTTGGAATGGGCTGACCTTCGAGAGTCTTTCTGAGGCAATAGTTGAAATAAATATCAGAAAAGATATTAGACATATTACGAGACTGATAGTTTGGATAAAGGTTTTCAGCGACAACCGCCACTTGCTCCGCTGTATAGCCAGAAAACACGCCGGCAGTTTCTTGAATAGTCGTTACTGGCTGTCCGCCAATAATATCTGTTGTATACGTAAAGCGCATAAGCATCTCCTTAAAAAGCAATCATTAATACAATCAAAGGAACGGAAAGCCAAATCGGTGCATAAACGGCCAAAGCAATTATAGCCGCCAATTGAATCAGCATTCCAATCACAATTGCCGTAGCAATAGCTATATTTATCTTCATGCCACATCCTCCTGCGCAAGTTTGATAGCCAGTTTGAGTTCTTTGATTGCAGTTTGGACTGCCTTAATCTTGCCCTTGAGGGTCTTGAGCTTCTTAATAGAGTAGCCTTTCTTGCCTGCGCAGTACATCCAAACCATATAATCAATGCGCTGTCTCTTGGCGACTTGTTCTTTAAATGGCTTGAGCAGCTCATTGTACTCATTAATGAGTGACTCAAGTTCTTTGGTCTGGAGATGCTCTTGATGAGCCTTCTCTTCTGCTTTGCGACGCTTTTCAGCGGCCTTGACTTGAACCTGAATGCTTTCAAGCTCAGTGTAGTTCTCAATGCACTCACTACCCAATTGGACAGTGTGGCCATTGCAGGCAACAGTGAAGATGTTCTTGATGGGGTGCCCACAGGCACATGAAGACTCACCTTCAGACTGTTCAACAAAAACATAATCTTGAACAGGGTGCTTGAATGCAGAAGCCAGTCTTTGTGCCCAATTGTTTCTCATAGTTCACCTCCATTATTATTCTTATCGGAGCTAAAAATAATAACTTTAGATTTTTAATAAAAAAAGCCAGCTTTATTCGCCGGCTCCTTCTTCAAGGGAAGCTTGCAGTTTACGCAGGCTGCGCAGTTCCTGCTTAACAAACTCCAATAAATCTGCCAATCCTTTGTCGCCTTTACTCTTGAGGCGAAGCTCAAGATCAGCTTCTGCTGTGACATAAACATTAATCTTATCTGAAATCTTCTTAAGCGTCATAATCACCTCTGAGTTGAGGGAGGCTGAATTGCCTTCCATACCATACATATCGGAGGTTGCTTAAAAGACTTTATATTTATTTCAATAAAATTTCTATAAATTTTTCTATAGCTTCTTCGGACAGTTGCGCATCTTGAATAGTAGGAAGCCCGTTAGCGGCACCGAGTTTGTTTAGCAACTCTAATCTAGCTTCTATGGTAATTAGATTGTCAGTTGATTTTTTTAACTCTTTTTCTGCAGCTTCCGCATCTTGGTCTGTTGTCGCATCGGCTAGCTTTTTTTGAGCCACCAAGACGGCCTCAAAAGCTTTCTGAACAACCCGATGCATCTCAGAGAATCTTTCCTGTAGCGGTTGTTGTGCCATTCCCAGGGGCGGTAGTTATTTGAGCCGCAGGGCTACCCGCCGTTGGAATGCCGGGGTTTATAAGCACCTGAATCCCTGGGGCGACCTCGGCATCCTGTTGAATTGCAGAAACAATGTCTGTTGCTATATGAGATATAGCCTCTGCCATTTTTGTCCACATCTCTGTAGCCTTTTCATTGTCTTTTGCTTCTTTAGCAAATTGCTCTTTAAGGTTTTTTTCAATTGTTTCTTTTAGTTTGTTTTTAAGTTTTGCTGCTACAAGTGGCATTTTTAATCTCCGTTGGCATCATAGTTGTAATAACTATATGTATATTTTGGTTCTTTTTTATTTTTATTGGGACAATCTTTTGCAAGATGCGTTTTCATGCACAATGAGCAACTAAGATTAAAGGGATTTTGTTTTTTAGACAATTTTGCATAAAAGTCGAGCATTAGCCAAGAGCTATCCGCTGGTTTATCTTGGTCTTCTAAAAGTTTACGTAATTCTTGTTTTTCTTTTTCCGTTAGTCTATCTTTCATGGACCCCTCGATAAAAATGTTGTAAAACAAAACTAAACAATTAGCAAGGACTAAAGCATAATGTTTACTCCTCAGGACATTAAAAGTTATCTCGATGCTTTTGTAATTGGACAAGAAAGGGCAAAAAAAGCTTTGTCTGTTGCCGCTTATAACCATTACAAGAGGGCTTTTTATGGGGCAAACATTAAAAAATCAAATGTCCTAATGATTGGCCCTAGCGGGAGCGGAAAAACTTACACCGTTCAAAAACTTGCAGAATTTTTAAATGCAAAGTTTATGACGGTTGATGCAACGCAATTCACTAGTGCTGGTTATGTTGGAAAAGATGTTACTGAAATTATTAGCGAATTATGCGCAATGTGTGAATTTAACGACGATGTTGCTTCAAAAGCAATTGTTTATATTGATGAAATTGACAAAATTAGGCGCAAATCAAGCCACGATGGCTCTCCCGACGTAAATGGGGTGGGAGTTCAACAAAGCTTACTAAAGCTTTTAGAGGGCAGTGAAATAGGATATGAGATTAACCACAACCCAAGAAAGCTTCATACAAAAAATATTTTGTTTATCTGTTCTGGCGCCTTTGTTGGCCTAGAAGAGCATAAAACAGAAGCTTTAATAAAGTACGGTATGATTCCGGAATTCTTAGGACGTTTTAGTATTGTAGCCTCTTTAGAAACATTGGGGGCAAACGAACTAAAAAACATTTTATTAAGCTCTCAAGAAAGCGTATTGAACTCATACAAAGAGTGGTTTGATAGCGAAGGAATTGAACTAGTGGTCGAAGATAGTGCGATTGATACAATTATTGAAAATGCTATGCAAAAAAACTTAGGTGCCAGAGGACTTCAAAATGTGCTGGACGATGTTTTTTTGTCGGCACAGTTTGATGCGCCAAATATGTTTCCCAGACCAAGACAATTTATATTAAATAAATCAGTTGTAGAAACCGGCCACGTAGAGTGGCGATTTTAATTACCAATCAATTTTTTGTTTAGTGTAAAAAGACCCGCCAAACACCCTTACGGCTATATAATACGCATAAACTAGTGGCTTGTTGAGTAATTGAGACATCTTGTTTTGTTTTTTTAACTTATCAAGCATCATTTTGAGAAACAATTCATCGGCTTCTTTTCGTGAAACCTCAGAGGGTGCATACTGAGAATAAAGAAAATCATGAATATTTGCAGCTTCGGTGACGGTAAATTTATAAAACAATGTATCTCTAACGAGATGTCCTTTGTTTTGCGGACCAGCTCCGTTCATTACGTTGGTTTTGATTTCTGAAGAATACTTAAGGCAAAATTGCAAATATCTTTCTAGTATTAACATCTTTTTATTCATGGGCATTGTCCTTTTATATAAGATTTTAGCATTTAAAAAAAAACCACCCCGAAGGGTGGTTTTCTGTAAATCTAATCAAAAGATTAGATGCGACGACGTTGCTTGACGTTGTCAAGAAGAGCGAACGAACGTGGCTTATGGAGTACAACAGCCAAGTACGAGCTGAATACGCTCTCAAGAGCCAAACCTTGACGACCAAGGTCAGACTTGTTGAGGAGGTTACCAAGAACTGCAAGCTTAACGCGGTCTTCGCTTGAAGGCATGAAGAGTACGCTTTCATAGCCTGGCATTACTGCGCCAACATACTTGAATGCAGTTGCTCCGGAAGCAGCCTTAACAACCTTACCAACGAATCCTTCTGAACCAGCCTTACCAGCAGCTTCGCGTGGGGTCATGAAGACCATAAACGCTTCAGCATCGGCTTGAGCAGCGATAGAGAGGTCAACGCCCTGTCCATCAACGGTAACGGTAAGTTCGCCGGACATAGCTGGTGAGCTGATGCCGAAGATTGAGGTAGCTTGAACCAAAAACTTGATTTTATCGCCGATTTTGAATTCTGAGCCAACTGAACCAACTGTAAGGTTAGCTGCAGCGATAACTGGAGTTGCAGGAGGGTTGCCGTTAGTTCCGCTAACAGGGAGAGCCTTCTGACGAACAGAGTGCTTATAGATAGCAGGAATGAACTTAACTAGACCGCTAACAGACATAATTGCAAATCCACCTTCTTCAGCGTTGCTGAGGTCTGGTCCACGGATTGCAAAGTTCTGAGCGATGTCGCCGCGCTGAAGGCCGAAGAAAGTCTTACGGAACTCAGCAATTTGAGCTGGAGTAGCGTGAGCTTCTGAAACTTCACCCGCGTTGGAGACAACTGCTGTAGTTGTATCGTCAAGAACTTCTTGGTCAAGAGCCTTGCCCTTGAGGTCCTGAACGACTGAGAAGCTGTTACCATAAGCAACGAAGTCTGGTGTAACACCACGAGTAGCGCGCTCACCTTCGCGGATATTGTTTTGAATACCACGGAGCTGACGAATAGCTGGAATGCGGCGGTTGCCAAGGAACTTCAATGGAGTTTCAACGTCGATTTGACCAGCAGCGTCAACATAGTAGTCACCACCAGCGTAGCCGTCGCGCTCAAACTGTGTTGAAAGAGCCATAGCAGCGTTGCGCTCATTTTCTTTTTCGATGTCGATACCGTCAAAGAAGCCGCCTGCTTCGTTAGTTAGGCGAACCATGTCACCAAGAGTCTTCTTAATACCATAGATTTTGAGCGGTTCAGCAACTTGTTCGTACTGAGCTTGGTCTTCTTGTGGCATGAAGTTTTCAAAGCCAGCAAGGTCAAGACCTTGAGTAGCGATAGCAGTCTGTACTTTATAGAAGTAAACAGGCTGGGTAGCTTTAAGGGTTTTGACGTTCTTCATCAACTTGAGCTGCTTTTCCTGCGCGCAGATTGCGTACATTACAGGGTCAGCGGAGTCAATAGTAAGGGCGCTGATGCCTGTACGGCCAGCGTTCTGCATACCTTGATAACCGATGGCGTTGAACGACTTAGCCATGCGCTCAAGGCGTTCTCTAATTTTGGCCAAGTCTTGCTGGCCTACAAACTGATAACCAGTGCTCATGGGAAAAGTCTCCTCTGTTAGTTCCCAATCAAAAAACTACATCAAAAGATGTATGAGGTAATTTTACTACAATTTTAGAAAAAGAATAAACAAAAGGGACAGTTGGCTGTTTTGCCTAACTATCCCTCTGAAATGATTAAAGAAAAAATATTTTTAGAATTTAACAGATTGCATGATTCTGAACCACTTTTTCATCTTTTTTTTAGATGGTTTTGGCGGCTTAGGTGTCATGCGTGTTGGCTGGAGAAGTTCAAGCTCTAGGTCTTGTTGTTGGCGTTGCTTTTTCATAACCGCCTCCTTCACCATGGTGCCATGTCAATAATAAGACGTTTTGTGTCAACCAAATCTTGAAACTTTGCTTGAACTTCTTTTGTAGGCTGTTGGTTGTTTACAGTCAGCAGCTTTACTACCGCTGCGCAGTCAGGGTAAACTCTGCACATATCGTCGTATTCGTAGGCAATCTCTACAACCTCATACTCAAAAACAACGCCGTCAACTTCACACCAATCAAGGCGTGTAACTGTTTTAGGAAAGTTGTTAAGAACTTGCATGATATTTTCCATGTTTTACCTCCAATATAAGTCTTATCGGCGGTCAACGGAAAGACTTTAATTAAAAATTAATGTGATAATCAATGGTAAGTTTATTTGTGTCATAAGGAACTGAAATTGTTCCATATTCTTTTAATTTAATTATTACGCGGGCATCTTTGGGATTAGTGTTGAGCTTTTTTACTACTTCTATGCGCTCTGACTTGATGTTGGCATGTTGCCTAGAAACACAGTAATTCTTGTTTTCTGCACCAATAATGCAAGAGGGCAGACGAATCTGCCCTACAAAATAAGAAACTATGCCTGCTACTATAAAAGTCTCAAACATAGTTTTTATTTTAGACTGAATAAAGGTTGACGCCATTCTTTTGGCGAACAGCGATTCCGCTATTGCCTGAACTCGACGACTGGCGAAGTTTGGCCGAAAGCCCTACGCGAACTTTCTCAAGAGTGCGGCCCTGAGCGGTAAAACGACGGAGCAATCCGCGCTTACGTGCATTTTCAAAAACCTGAGCTGCTGTAAGTTCGCGGCTGCCTGCCGCAGCAAGAACTTCAATAGCAACTTCTGTGTAAGTGGACGGCAAATTACGACGCATAACTTTCTCCTTAAAATAACCGAGGGCATTCTCGATTAAACTTTTAATAACATCTTTAACATTCATAATCAACTCTTTTCTAAAAAATAACTTTCAATGATATCGCATAGTACATGTCCAATCAAAATGTGCATTTCTTGTATTCTAGCTGTAACCAAAGAAGGCACTATGACGCACAAATCCGTATTTTTATATAAATTTCCTCCTCTGCCTCCAGAAAAACCAATCAAAATGCATCCTTTATTGGCAGCAATCTCCATAGCCTTCAATATATTAGGACTATTGCCAGACGTAGAAATACCGATAACAACATCGCCTTTTTGAGCTAAGGCGTCGACTTGCCTTGAAAAGACTTGATCATATCCATAATCATTAGCGATTGCCGTCAAGATAGATGAGTCAGTCGTCAAGGCAATTGCCGGCAGTCCTTTTCTCTCACGAGTAAATCTACCAACCAACTCAGCGGCCAAATGCTGAGCGTCAGCAGCACTTCCTCCATTCCCCATCAAGATAACTTTACGGCCATTCCCTAAAGCGTCGGTTATGTAGGATGCAATCCTTAAAATAGTAGAGCCGCAGTGCTCATAAGTAAGATGAGTTAATGCTTCATGACTATCAAAGGCTTCCTTCATCATAGCCTCTTCTTTAAGAATTTGGTTTAGCTCACTCATAGTTCCTCCACTGTAAAGCCATTTTCAATCGTATACATTATTGTTTTTATATTGTTTTGTTTCAAAATAGCCATACAACCGGAACAGGGGCGGGCGTTTGCCCAACAACCATCTTTAGTCTCTCTATAAGTAACCATCATGAGTTTCTTTTTTTCAGTCTTAGTTAAACTATTAAGAAAGTCTCTGGCCTTAATTAAAGCATTAACTTCGGCGTGCAGTGTTACGGGCCTGCCGTAAGTTTCCTCGTTGCATAGCGGGTGCGTTTTACTAAGGTAATTACAGCCAGTCGAAATCAGCTTGTCTTTATAAAACAAAGCAGCGCCGAGGTAATAGCGGTAATGCTCCGCCTTCTTTGCTGCTTTTTGTGCTGGCTTAATTCTTTCTTTCATGAAATAACCTTTAGAACCTCATCCCAAGTTTTTGTATCTACGGCCAAATTCAATCTCACTTGATTAATAGACCCACCGCATTTAGTTCCACAAGTGCCCAAAATCCCTAACTCTCTAAAAGCATCGACAGCGCTGCCATCGGGAATTTGAATCCACGCAAACATCCCCAACCCTTTGGGATAAGACCATTCATTTTTATGACAAAAATCCTGCAACATTTCCTTTCTTTCGGTCAAGATTCCTTGAATATTTGCCAATTCTTCCGACCATGATTCATCGGCTACAAGAGTATTGATAATTTCTGTTGCTTTGACTTGGGTATCGTACCCAACTCCGCCAGACTCAAATTCCATATATTCGCTGATATCTTTTGCTACTTTTTCATCTTCTACAATTGCCCACCCAAATCTTACTCCGCAGTGGCCTGTCATCTTAGACAACGTAAAGATAGTCGCTGTTTTGGGTTCTTCGACTAAATCAGCAACGGCTTCGTGATAAAGTTTTTCTGAATGAAAATACCATGGCCACAAATATACGCAATCGTACCAAGTTTTTGAATTATATCTCAACAATGGAAGAGAGCCGCTTGGATTACTAGGATATGTTAGCAAGTTAAATTCATTATTAAATGCAGAAAATTTAACTTTTGAGTTGTGCATTTGAGATAGCATGGGAATTCTAAACCAATAAGGCGAAGGCACGCCCGCTTCTTTATGTAAGTGAAAAAAACAACTTAGAAGTTGAGACGCTCCGCTTCCAACAACGATTTTGCTGTTAGGAGTAATCAAATTAGGATGGTATTTGTTATGAAGAGCTTTAATGGCATCTACGACTTCTTGATGCGGTCCTTCTTTGTTATAAGGCATACCTCCCATAATAGAGGTGACAACTCTATCATGGGGAAGTCTTTGGGTGAAGAGTTCTATAAGAAGGTCTGGGTTGCCAATTCTAAGGTCAATCATTTGAAGTCCTGTTGTTGTTTTTTTGAAGTTGATCCATCAAACTATTAATTCTTTTTACAGTTTCTGAAATTCTTTTGTGTCTTTCTTCAAGGGAGAGATTTGATTTAATAGCTATATCTTTTTTGTTTTTTCTAAAATCAGCCAAACTCACAACATTATTTGTAGTTTCTTGTGGCTGAGAAGGCTGAGTTGAGGGTAATTCTTCTACTTCTTCAGCCTTGCCATCAATGTTGTATGACTTAAGGGTTTTTTGGTTGTTTTGTGCTTTGATTTTCTTAAGGTTTTCTTGGGTCTTCTTGAAGAACTCATCATTGATTGTCATAAATCCCCCTTAATGGTTAATGGTCACTGCTTACATAACTCTTATCGACAGTCAACAAAAAAACTTTAGTCAAAGAGTAGCAAAAAGACCATTTTTGTCAATAAAGACTTCTTTTGCAGTAAGTACAGGATTTCCCGTTGCCGCCTCTACAAACGTAGAGACTTCATAAGGATTGTAACGCACTTTAGTCATCTTGTCGGCGATTGCAACAAATTCTTCTGGATTCCACTGACCGCGCACGCCTGCATGGACGTTTTTTTGACGCTCGCGCAAGACTCTGGCGCGACCTGCTTGGCTGACTTTAAGCTGGCAATCAGTCAGCTTGATGCTGTCTACGTAGGCAATCACTCGACCCTTCATTGGGCCTTCCATGGCTTTGACACTGAAGCAACCTCTATGAAGATTTTTGTAAACAAAGACTTTCATTCGTTGCCCTTTCCAATTGCTTTCATTGCTCTGGAAACAAGTAGGTCAATCTGTCTGATTGTCTCTACTCTTTCTTTGTCTGTCATCTCTGACAGCTCAGCACCTCTATCGTCAGAGCAAATACAGTTTTCAATGTAAACCAACAAAGTCTCTTTCAAAACTTCCTGAGCGTACTGTTTTGGAGTCATCTTTTTATCGTTGAATTTAATCATGATTTGTTTCCCCCATGATAATCTTATCGACACCGATGCGAATAACTTTAGGGAAAAAATAAAACTCACTCAACAAAAATTGAGTGAGCCTCAAGCCTCCGAAGCATCTATAAGATGCCTCAACAAAATTAAACTGTCAAGCTCCAATAAAGCCGACTTTAATCTGCTGGCCCATAGAAGCCTTGATAGCTGACTCTTGCTCTAGTCTTTTTTGCTCTAATCCCTTAAGTCTATTCAACAAGAAATTCGGCCCCGGCAACGAAGCGGCTTGACTAACTCCGTCGATGCTTACGTTGACTGAGCTGTATGGAAACATCACGGGGATAATGTCTGTAAGCAAGCGAATTGAAGCAACTGTAATAACAAGGTCTACCACGATTGCAGGTACTCTGCCTTCTGGGAACCCTGTCAAAACTTCTACAGAAATCATATTAGGGCGAAAAGCCTGCGGAACATAGCCAGCCATGAAGCTGAACACGGTTCCGTCACCGCCGCGTGCAGTTGTCTTGATAGTACCCAAATCAGCCAATACGTTGATTCTTCTATTTCTGTAAGAAATCCAAGAAGGTGGCAACGTAAACTCATTGATGGGCTGGTCATTCATTGCATGAGAGAATTTAAGCTTCATTGACAAAATGTCAGTGACAGGAAACTGTTTTACTTTTAATCCGCTAAAATTACTAGCAAACATACCTTCAGTATAGTCGAATACCAAAGTTTGCTCACATGGAGATAGAAACATCCCCATACTCATTTCAATTTCGTTGATAGCCGAAGTTAAATACTGTCCAATGAAAGCGTCATCAAGTTCATCGAGTTGGTCTTGGTCTAAAAGACGCTTAAGCCCAAACAATGCAAACTTACGAACATCGTGAACATTTGGCAACGGAAGAAAGCGTTTGAATGCTCCCTCAATTGTCTCCATGTCTGACTTACAGTGAATTGGATATGTATTATAATCGCCTCTATAGGGCTGCAATCCTGCGGGGTTATATCCAAGTGGGTATTGGTCTGACATTTTAGCAACCCGCCCCTGTTAGAATTTTCTTAATCATATAAGGACTATTGATGGTTTGAACAATTGTTGTGCCGTTATAGATATTAAACTGTACGGTTCCCGATACGAGAAGATTTACCTGCTCAGCAGTTAAATTGATACTCCAAATGCTTCTGTCCATAGCCATAGGAAGAGCCTGAACTTCAAAAGTCTGAGATGCTGATGCTTGTCCAAGTTTAGCAACTTTAGCTCGTTGAAACTTTGCCTTGACGACTTGGCCAGTTGGCACCATAAAACGTCTTAGGGGAAGCGCATCTGAAATAAGAACTTGAAACGACAGTCTTACAGGAGAGTCTTGAGTTACTTCCCAATACTCTAGTGGCGCAATATCGTTGGGTTCGTCAAAAAGGTCTAGGGGTTTTACTTGAAAGTAATACATGTTATTTTTGGCCTTTGAGCTTGTGTTTTACATGTTCAAGTAGCATTTTACGCTCTTTTGTAGCTTCTGGAGAAGTATCTACCTTAACAGTATCAAGAGCCGTACTGAGTTTATCCATAATTGTTTTGTGCTCTTCGGGGGTTGCTTTCTTAGTGGCCTTTGAGGGCTTACCTTCTCCGAGGATTAGTTTTTTTTCAAGGACTTCGTCTGAGCGCATAAGGGTGTCGGCATCCTTGCGGGTCTTATCTTGAGATGCTGCACGAGCACGGCGGTTAATTTTTGCATCAACGGAGGTGCCTTCTACAAACCCACGAGTAGGGTCTAACATAAGCTCGCCTCTGTCAATTTGGTCAACAAGTTCTCTTGTCTTGTTTGTAAGGTTCTTCATAGAACCAGTTAGCCAAATTTCCTTTTCTTTGCCGTCTTTACCTTTGACCTTGACCTTTTGAACAATTTCTTTAGAGGGGTCGTCAACCGCTTGAGTTCTTGGAATTTCTGGCTTTTTGTATTTTTTTCCTCTTTTTTCAGACTCTATTCTATTTTCTTCCTCGGTAGATGCCGTTTTTTGATGAGTTGGCAAACCAGCTCTGCGTCTGTAGTAATTCTCTAAGGCAGTTGGCTCATACTCTTCTGCTGTTTGCGCCTGTTTCTTATAACCGTGTTTGACGTTTATGTCACCCCAATGGGTGTCCATGTCTTTTTGCCAATCAGAAAGTGATTGCTCTTTAGCCTTAAACTCTTTGCGAGGGTCAATTGACTCCATATCTTTGCCGTATTGATATAGATGACCAACTTCATGAACGAGGGAATCTGGATTGCCAATATGCTCAACGACATTGTCATGAAAATTTGGCTTATCAATTACTTTGCCAGATGCAGCTACCTTACCGGGAGCGCGTTTGGCTTCTAGTCCAAACCTTCTTTTAATCATATCGGTTAAAGCAGCAATTTGCTTTTCTCTGCGTGGCGAGCCGGCTGATGTTTTCCATCCTCCAAACACGGCTTCGCGCTGCTTACGAACATTCTTGCCTTTTTCTAACTCTTCTTTTGGCTTTTGAGTTTTGGCTTTGTCTGCTTGTTGCTTTTCACGCTCAAGCATTGCCCAAATGTGTATTTTGCTTTCTGGGCGCAATTCTCTTTCTTCCTGAGCAGCGGACTCTCTCTGTTCTTTGAGAGGGTCGTGCCACTTAGGAAGTTGAGTCTTCTTATCTTCTTTGAAATAACCTGATTTGTTTAGTTCACTTTTTTTTTTATCAGCGGCTTTGGCTACGTTTTCAGCGCCTTCTTTAATCTTCTCCAAGTCAGCATCTGCCTTAAGCTGTTTAGCCTGCGGCATTCCCTTGGTGGGCTTTTCTTGCTCTTTGACCTTCATGTCGGCTTTTTCAAGGTCTTCTGACTTTTTAGCACCATCAACAGAAGCATGGCAAACGGCCCATGGATTGACTTTGTCGCCTGACTTCTTTTTAACAGCGAGTACGCAACGCTCAAACTTAGCTTTCTTGGAATCAGACTTAGCTAGTTCTGGACGTGGACCTTCCCAGTTACTCTTAACTCTTTGAGCCAAAGCACGCTCGTTCTTGGCTGCTTTTGGTTGTTGAGCAACCAACTCTTTAGGGGCTGCCTTTGTATCAGTGGAAATGACTTTCTTGTCTTTCATGCTAATAACGTCGCCTTTATCCAACTCTTCAGTTGGTTGGCCGTGTTCATATGACAAGTAATGAGCGATATCGGACAAATACTGTCTAGCAACAGTAATCTTTGAATCAACCCAATCTTCAAGATCTTCGGACTCAACGACCATCTTGTCGAGTGCCTGAGCATACTCCATGATGTCTTTGAGGTCTTTTTTAGCCATGCGACTTTCAGACTCGTCTGCTTTAGACATAGCCATAGATGCAGGTGCTGCAGGTACAGGTGGGCGCATCATTGGGGGAGTTGCTCCGCCAGCGCCGGGGGTTCCTGTGCCGTTCATTTTAGCTAGTTTCTCTTTGCGGAGAGCGGCAAGAATCTTAGAACGCATGTCAGGTTTAGCTTCGGACAATACTTCATTGACTTTGGCGGGACCCTTGATTGCCTCAACAGCTTCTTTGACATCTGATTTTTTCAAACTCATGGGAACGCTCGCCTCCGTCCAATCTTTATTCGCGGTCATATCTTTTGGCATTGGTATTTCTGCGTGTACTGGAGTTGCATGAAACAACGCCACTACATTTGGAAGACCGCTCGCCGAGTTCTTAAAGCCTAAATATCCTTTTTCTTTCAACAACTTAAAGTAAGCATCCTGCATACTTCCAATGGGCTTTTGTAGCCATTGTTGCTTAGCCTGCTGTTGATTTTCAAGGTCATTAGCAATATCAATGATTTTATCATGTCCTGGGTGCTTAACTATGTATTTTGACTTAGCTCCACCTGTCACAACTGATTCTGTTGGCGTGCCTTCTTCATAAAAGTAGACGCGGGGGTGAGTAGGCTTGCCGTGTTTAGTTTCAGGGGAATGTCTGCCAGCAGTTCCTTGGAACTCTGGGTCTAGGGTAGTAAGACCGGGAGTTGTTGAGAAATGGATAAGGTGCTTAGGAGAATTTGATTTTTTAAATGACTCTCCGTGTTTAGTATCCATATCAAAATCAATAGTGAAATGAGTTGGCTTATTATTCAAGTTAATAGTTGAATAGAAGTCTTCAGGTTCTTTGTCATGAATAGAAACGGAGTGACCTTCATGCCACAGTCCTTCATGTGCGCCATTTGTGTAGACCATCTTGTGGTGACCACCGTCAGACACAATGACTGAGTCTTGGCCGTATTTCTTTCCCCAAGATAGAACATCTCGATGATTGGGATTTTCAACTAAATAAGAGTTTTCTGAAGTGCCGTACTTGCCCTTCATGGGAGTAAATTTAAGGCCTTTTGTCTTCATTTCTTGCTCAAGAGCTGCGTTGCCTCCTTCAGCTGACTCATAACGAGGGTTTTCAGCTGTTAGAATTGCAAATTTTTGTGAAAACAATGGTTTCATTCTTCATCATCTTTCACAAGTCTAAGTTTTGCCTTACTCTTTTGAGCCGTAATGGCTTTATCCCATTTTATCCTATCGACAATCTTTGATTGTTTGTTTAGTGCTTTTCTTATTTTTTCGTTGCGGTCGGCGTCTGGGGGATTATCCCAAAGCTCTTTGGGCAACTGCCTCTTAACTTCTTCAGAAAACTGTCTGAGTCTGAAGTGACTGTAAGGATAGACATTGTCTGGAAGTTCATCGTCTTTGTTATCAGACATTGATTAACCCGGTTTATTTTCTTCGATGCGACGAGTCGTGTCACCCTTGTCTACCAAGTCTCTGCTTTTGTCCCAGTGCTGTTGAGCCTGCTGCTTGTGGAAGTTGACAAGAGAAGACTCCATCTTGGGATTTTGCTTAATCTTTTCTTGGTGACGCCAATAAGCATCGAGGTGTTCCTGAGCGTTAAACTTGGCGTGCTCTGGGTGGCTGAAATGACTATAAATAGTCTTTTTCTCTTTTTTGGTGCCGCCCATAGAGAAAGGCTTGGCATATTGGCCATTAGTAACTTTAGGGGCGAACCAAAGAGCTTTGACAAGCTTACTCTTAACTAATTGAAGTTTTGGCTTTTTAGGTTCGTCTATTTGGTCTGCGCTAATATAAATAGCGCTGTGTCCCTTTGATGCTGCCGAGTCTAGAGCTCTGTCAATTCTTGGCTCATCTAAGATGCCATAATTTTCTAGACTTGGTAGCCTATCGACATGAACATGAACGCCTGTTAGGTTGTCATGGCTTGGATGTGTTTTAAGATAAAGTGGGATACCAACGGGTGACTCGTCTTTAGACATAAGGAGTCTAGGCTGAATAGACGCCTCTTGTTTAGGAGCCTTGTCTACGACTTTTGACTTGAGTTGAGCAATAATTTCTTTGTTTTTAAGTTGTCTTTGTTTTTTAATATTTTCTTTTTGCTGTTCAGGACTTATAGCTTTTTCCATATCTTGCATCCTCTGAGCCTGCTTGCTGTACTGAGCAATATGGGGCAACATAGAAGCATCTTCTGTAGAAGACTCTCTGTATGGCTTTGTGATGTTAACTTTAAAGCCAGCTTCTTGTTTGAGTCTGTTCCAATTCTTAAAGGCTGGCATCGACTGCATTACGTCTGAGTGTAATGTGCCATGGGACTTGACGGCTTCTCTTAGGGCAACGTAATTGAGTCTATTGCCTTGAAAGTTTGGATGAGTTGCTGCTGCATAAACAGTCATTGGCTCGTTTTCATTTTGTCTTGCCGCCAACAAAGTAGACACGCCTGCTTGATGGGGGTCGTGGTGCATTGAGACAAGATGGCGAGCATTTGTCCCATCGTCTGACTCAAAGTGATGAACATAAACACTGCCAAAACGCTCATGAGGGACGCGAGTCGTACTGACATGAGTTTCATTTGGCCTCATGCCATCGTACTTGGCAATTTTAAGAACGCCTTCTGATGGTTCACTAGAGACTAAGACTTTTTCGAGTTTTTTGTCTTTAACTTCCATGGAAGGGAGCTTTCTTCTTTACAGGAGGTTGGGGCTGAGGCAAAGCTTCTTCAATACGCTCTTTAACGGGGTGGCCTTCAGGTAACTGTTTATGGAACTTTTTAATGTAGTTGCCTTCTTTTGACTTTTCATCATTGATAACAGCATCAAGGCCACCCTTTTGATAGAGCCTCTTTGTTCTAGGCCAGTGCCAATGATGGGCATGAGTTGCCATAATTTCAAGTTCTACTGGGTCAGAAGTAACACTTAAAAGATTTTCCATGCTGTGTTTTCTTGAAGCTTCAAAAATAGCTTTGTCGTGTTCTGGGTTTTCTGTAATCTTGTTGATTTGCTGATACAACTGCCCGCGAACATCTTTAGGTGTTTTTTGAACAAATGCTGCCGTATCGTAAAAGTTTTTTGTTTTATGCTTTGATAGGTGTGGCTCTAGTATTTCGCCAACCATCTTACCTTGAGGCGACTCTCTAAACTCTGGGCTACGAGCGTATAGCTCCATGACTCTTGTTGGCAATAGACCATAACGGGATACTGCTCTTTGGTTTTGTTTTGGAATAAACTTATGAATAATATTTTTGCCACCTGACGACTCAATCATGGAGATTGCGTTGTGAGCATTAAAGTCTGGGTATTTTTCTTTTGGAATTGGCTTGGCAGTTATTTCAGTTTGAGTTGGGTTACCTGAAGCTGCGGCAAACTGAGTCGGCATCATTCCTGCCAACGCCGTCAAACCTGCAGCAACTTTACCGCCTATTTTTTTTTCGAGGGGCTCTTCCGCTTGGAAGCCCATCTTATCGGCCATTTTGAAGTGGTGAAGAGCCTTGTCGTGAAACTCACGGGCTTTCTTCCTATCGCCCATTTTGTGAGCTTTTTGAGCCATTCCTTTATACTCAACGCCCAAACGATTGTGGTGATGACTGTCTAATTGTTCACCTTGATACTGTCCCGCCTCAATTGCTTCGGCAGTAATAGACTTTTTAATCTTTCTGCATGAGCCTTTTGAATATGGCTTTTTGCCAGGAGTCGGTTCGTAGCCTTCCCAACAGCGGTCTGCTTTTTCTAAGCTTTTTACTACTTGTAAATGCGATGTTTTAGATGGAATAGAAGTTGGCTTCTTGGCTTCTTGTTGTTTTTTTTGTTTTATAAAGTTTTCAAATTCATCATAATCTTCAAATTCATCGAAACAATCTGCATGAGCCATGCCTTCTGATGAGTCCATAGGAGAATCGCAGACAAGACATATAGCGTTTCCAAGTCTTTTTTGTGGTTTAAGGGTCTGAACAACTTGCCTATTCTGTAGTTCTCTTTGTTTTCTAATATTTTCTTTTTGTTGTTCAGGACTTATAGCTTTTTTCAACTCATCAGCTAGTCCAGAACCTTTGAGCTTTGAATAGTATGAAGGGTCTTCGGAGAGATGGTCTGCAACAATCTCTTGAGCAACTTCGCGGTCTTTAGTGTGCTCCATTTCAACTTTGAGGCCCATCTCAACTTGTTTTGCATCAAAATCTGAAATGTCTTTAGTGTCGCCTTTACCACCGGCGAGCTTGTCTGACTTTTTACAAGCACATTGTTTAAGTGCCTTCATCAAGGCTGACATGCCTGTTTTGTCTGCGTTTAAGCTTTTAACAACTCTAAGGTGTGATGCCTTGGATGAAGCAGGAGCGGGAGTTGGTTCTGGTTTAGAAGGAACAGATTTTGGTTGTGTTTTTTTGCTTGTTAGTAAAGGCTTACCATAATGCTCTTCTGCTATTTTTTGAGCAGCCTCTTCTAATCCTTTATTTTGATGTTCTTTTTCAAACTCAGAATTTGTAATATGAATATTTTTGCCATTTTGATGAGGTTCAAACTCTATTCTTCCGGCCCAATCATCATCTTCCGTGTGAAAATCAACAAAATAAGGCAATGAATGTTTATTGTCTTTTAAAAACTTTTGATATTCGTAACTTTCTGTATCTGCAGTACCTTCTTCTTCGCCTGTCTTATTATAATATTCGTCATATAAATCTACCGAACCAGAATCAATCATATATTTTTTTTGTTTGTTTGATTGTGTGCTAGGTGTAAGTTTTCCCTTTAATTGGGAAACAACTTGCCTATTCTGCAGTTCTCTTTGTTTTCTAATATTTTCTTTTTGTTGTTCAGGACTTATAGCTTTTTCTAGTTCACCTGACTTTGTAATTTTTGGTTCTGCTGCCTTTAGAGCAAGTTTGTTGTCAATATGGTCGCGCAAGAATGCAGCAAGTTTTGCTTTAGGTGGCATGTCTGACTTTTGAAGTGACTTGCGGCATTTCCAACGTCTTCTAGCCAAACAGATTCTTTTGTCTGGAGTCTTTGAGCAGTCTATATTGTGGTCTTTCATTTGACCCTTGCTTCTGGCACAATAGCTCTTTTTTCTTGAGCCGCCTTCGGGCTGAGGTGCTTTCAAATGACTGCCGGTAGCGCGGTTATACGCCCGCCTCCCCTCAGCAGTCAAGCCCCCCTTCTTAGATTTGTGCTTAGCTTTTAGTACAAATTTTTTACTCATAAACAGGGGTCCATTCTTTGTATTTGCGCTTAAACTGATATGCTTTTCTTAAGCTACGAGCATTAAAGCCAAATTCTTTTGCAAATTTATGCATATCGGGTATAGTATAAATTTCACCCGATGGTGATAAAAATTTATAAGTTTTTAGCTTTTTAGACCTAGTTTTTTCTATTTCTTCTGGAGTTTTTTTTCTCGTAAAACCTTTATTTAATCCCAAACCAGCTCTTTCCTGTTGAGCTTTTTTGCAATTTTCTCTCCAGCTTTCGGTTCTAGGTTTTTTATTATATTCTCGTAGCCATGCTTTTTGTTTTTCAGAACCAGCTCTTCCATACATTGGGTTGTTTTTTCCAGAGAGCTTTTCTGATAGTTTTTTTCTCGTCTCTTCTGATGCGACCCTAGAGTCGCCTCCTAGCTGAAGATTATATCCATTTGGAGTTAATGAATTAAGTTCTTGAATTAACTCAGATTCTCTTTTATTTAGTTCTTCTATTGAGCTGCATTCTTCTATAATTTCTATTTTAAAATTTTCAATTCCATGTTTTTTCATAGCAGTATGCAAATATCTGCATATTTTTCTATTGTTATCTTCTTTTACATATCTTACTTGGCAAATATGTTGCGCCCATCTTTCAGACAGTTTTTTTCTAGTTTGTCCTATATATATCTTATTATCAATTAGACATGTAATTTTGTAAATTACCATATCAACCAGTCACTTTCAAGATAAATTGTACAACTGTGATGATAAAGCCAACAGCGCCGGCACCCCACACAACAAAAGTTTTAATTTTGCTAACTTCTGTGCCGACTTCTGTAACTTTTTCTAAAAGTTCTTTTTGTTCTGTAAATACTTTTGTATCTTGGCGCTCTAGCTCTTCTTTATTGAGTTTGACTAGACTTTCAAGGGCATCGGTGCGGCGCATATGTTCAGCAAGTTGCTGAGCCTGAACGGCTAGAGTTTTGTCGGAATTAACAGATAAAGCCTCAACGGCTTCTACGTTCTTTTTAATATCTTTGACGTGGTCAGACAGTTCAGATAGTTTCTCGACAATTACATCGTTAGATACTGATGCTTGTTGGACGACTATCTTACTGGTTCTTGGGCTGCTCACGTTTTGAGGTTTTCGGCTGCTGCTGTTCTTCTTCTCTGACATTAACATTTACCCCTAAACTCTTACCATGCTTAGCAACCTGCGCTGCCTGCCAAGCATTAGAACCACCAATGACACCTACTATAGTTACAATTGCCCAAATAAAATCACCTGTTACAGAAGACGATGAACGCCATGCCAGCAACGCAAGGAGCGTCATGGCGAATAATCCTGCAAATAATCGTCTGTCTGTCCAGATAAATTTCATAGTTCTATTTTACAACAAAAAAAGCGGCTCAAGTGCATGTTTTTCATACAAAAGAGCCGCCTTTAGTTAAAAACTAAGAAATTATTTCTTAGTTGGGATTTTGACACCCTTGAGTTCAGCCTTGGCATAAACATCGCGGAGTTCAGCGGGTGAACTAGCCCAGTTAGCATCCTGAACAAGAGATACAGGAGCCTTGGTGTTGAGTAGATACTCAACGACTTCTGACTTGCTGAGCATCTCAGGAACAGCGTCTGACTTAGCCATTGTCTGAACTTCAGCGCGGTTCATAGCTGCAGGGCGGCTAACAGGAGCTGACTTCTTGAGAGAAGCATTTTCAGCGCGGAGGCTGTCAAGTGACTTCTTCATTTCGTCCATAGTCTTCTTCATGTCATCCATAGCTTTATGCATTGGAGGAATGGCTTTGCCCATGTCAGGAGCTGCGGGAGCTTCTGGAGCGGGAGCTGCGCCTTCAGCGCCGCCTTGACGAGCGGCCATTTCAGCCTGAACAGCGGCCATTAGTTCTTGAAGGTCTTCGTCGTCGAGGGCCTTGACAACTTCGTCGAGTGACTCGCCGCCTTCTTCAGCAGCGTCTTCGAGTTCGTCGGCTTGGTCTTCAATCTTGTCTTCAGCTTCTGGAGCTTCTGGAGCTTCTCCGCCTTCCATTTCAGGGGCTTCTGGCGCTTCTTCCTTTTCCTCATCGCCTTCGTCAAACTTAGGAGGAACGGGACCGTCTTCTGCCTTATACATATCTGACTTAGCAAGTTTTTCAACTTCTGCCGTCAAACTGTTGATTTCTTCTAATAGATTTTTAATATCGTCCATTTTTTCTTCTCCTTGTGTTTAAAAGGGAGCTGACAGCGATTAAACGCCGCCAACAACCGCTGTGCGAGAAGGAGCAAGAGCCATGCTGTCCGCTGGAAGGCTGTCAGCGCCGGCACCGTTGATTCCTTTAAATTCAGGAAGAACGCCGTTAGCGGTAAGCTTAAGCTCAACTGGTGAGCCAAGAACGCCGCGAAGGCAGTGAACAACATCCTGCAAAAACTTAGCATGGTCGCCCATGAGAGCCAAGGGAGCTTCGCAAGCAACCAGAGCATGGACTGAGCCATGGATTGGAGCGTTGCCGCTGTGGCTGAGGGTGAACATAGAAGCTGGAAGACCGTCGCCTGCCGGAATCAAACGAACTAGAACAGCAACGTCGTTTGTGCTGTAAGTAGCGTCAGTAAAGTTGACGAAAAGAGAAGCGTAGCCTTCTCCGTCCTGTCCAACAAAGAGAGCTTTGGGGTCTTTCCAGCCGAATGATTTAAGCTGAGTATCAACAAGACCCTGAAGAAGTTTTAATTCACGAGCGTGCGCCATGGAAAAATCCCCTATTCTATTTTAGGATTGTACAGGTTTATTCCTGCAATGATTCAATTTTATCACAATATTTCAAAATGTCAATATATTTATCGACTGTTATGCCTAACTCTTTTAAATAATTAACATTTGCATCTTTATGGTCTTCTTTATAAACCACCCTATCAATTCCGCATGCAGCTATGAGTTTGCAACATTCTATGCAAGGAGCTAAGGTAGTATAAATAGTGGAGTTTTTAGTTTGTTTTAAAGTAAGTTTTAATAAAGCATCCATTTCAGCGTGAATCATAAACGGTTGCTTTGATTGGCAAAAATAATTATCTATTTTTTTATTAGGAACTGGTTTGTTGTGACCATCCGATAGTTTGTGACCGTCCTTAACCACAACTGCACCGACTTGTCTTTTTTTATCGGGAGAAAATTTACTTACAATGACGGCGTAAGCAATAAAATGCCCGTCTTCTTTAATTAATTTTTCATCCTTCGCACGCGACACATTCACCTCTCGAAGACAAGTCAGCCCTCAAGACAGAGGAGCTGCGTACATAATAGAGGGTCTTAACTTTTTTCTGCCATGCTGTCCAGTGAACTTCGTGAAAATATTGAGGGTCTACATCTTTTGAGAAAAATAAATTTAAAGACTGTGCCTGACAAATAAATGGCTGTCTGTCTGCCGCCAAGTCAATAAGAGTCAGTTGGTCAATCTCAAAAGCAGTCTTAAAGACATCTTTATCTTCTTCTGACAAGAAGTCTAGTCCTCGAACTGACCCCTCATCTTTAACGATAGCGTTCCATACCTCTTCGGTATCTTTGCTTAGCTCTTGAAGTCTTTTCTTAAGTAGAGGATTAAATTCAATAAAAGTGCCTTTAGCTGTCTTTTTGACATACGCATTAGCGTTGATTGGTTCAATACCTGCAGAAATATTGCCTGTAATAAGAGAGTTGGATGCTGTAGGAGCAATAGCGATTAAGTGGCTAGACCGTAGTCCTGTTCCTTTACACCATTCTGGCTCACCAAACTCTTCGGCGAGTTTCTTAGATGCCTTGATTGCATTTTCGTTAATATTTTTAAAGATAGCTTTATTAAGAATTTTGGCTCTAAATGACCCCATCCCTACGCGCTCTTGCTGCAGCAAAGTGTGCCAACCCATGACGCCCAAGCCCAATGCTCTGCCCTTGATGGCAGAACGAACTGCAGACTCAAAGCCTTGTAGCTTTTGAGCCTTCTCAATAAACTCAGTCAGTACGGCATCAAGAAGGTAAACGGACAACTCGACTGTGTCTGTATCTTTCCATTCGTGCCATTTAGCTAGATTAAGAGAAGACAAACAACAAACAAAAGTATGGTCGTGGTCGGTATACAAAACAATCTCACTGCAGATATTACTTGTTGAAATCTTTAAGTTATTTTTTGTATATGCTTTTGGATTTTGTGAATTTACATTGTCTGAATAAAAAATATACGGCTCACCTGTCTCAAGGCGTGCCTTATAAATTTCCCTTAATAGCTCTTGAGAAGATTCATCTCCAGACTGCACTTTGTGCATAAAGCTATCTGGAATACAAACGGCGTGATGAAGATTGAGGCATTGGCGATTAGGGTCACCTTCGGGGCGGCGCATGCGCAGAAAGGCTTTGATATCGCCATGGTCAACGGGAAGATAAATAGCTGCAGCGCCACGGCGTACATTTCCTTGACTAATGCCTACGGTAATAGAATCGTAAATCTTTGCAAACGGAATCATACCTTCGGATGTTCCACCTGTTCTAATTTTAGACCCCGCAGGCCGTAAGTCTCCCATATAAACACCGACACCGCCACCATTTTTTGTCAACATTGCCAACTCATGGCCTTTTTCTAAAATAGAACTAGTTGAGTCCATTGGAGAAATTGAATAACAACTTATAGGCAATCCTCTGTTTGTACCCATATTGCTAGCCACTGGAGTAGCAAGTCCTACCCATCCCCTCCAGAGCATATTAAAAAATTTTTCTTCAAGTTCTGGTTTTTTAAGAATATTAGCGGCTGTGCGCGCAACTCGGCTCCACATGCCTTTAGGAGTTTCATTAGGGAGGAGATAACCACCCAACAATGTTTTATAACCAATCTCAGTAAGAAAATCAGGTGCTTCGCCGTATTTCTTGAGTTTTTCTAGTTCCATGAAAAGACTCCATTAAAACTTAATCTTAGACCAATCAACATGACCCTTGGAATATGCTGTACTTTTTAAAGCAAAAAAGTCAGAGTGCTCATTGCCGGAGCTTAACACATCAAACCAACTTGTAATAGTTTTTACCGACTCAACGTCGATATTTTTCCAATTAGTCTTTAATCCCAAGTCCTGCAACTTAGTATTAGCTCTATATCGGATGTACGCCTTAAGTTGTTTAGGATTAATTCCTTGAATTTCGGCTCCATCGAACACAGCATCAATATAATCATCTTCTAACTCGACGATGTCTCTGGCTGCCTGATAGATGGTCTTCTTAAACTCGTCCGTCCAAATTTCTGGATGTTCCGCCATCAAAGTTCTAAACAACCAGCAGCCTGCATCGGAATGCAGCCCTTCGTCCCGGACGGACCAGCTAACAATATTTGCAACACCTTTAAGTTTATTAAACCTTGAAAAATTCATTAACGCAGCAAAAGAACTAAAAAGCGAAACACCTTCTGTAAACCCAGAGAAAATAGCCAAAGAACGAGCTTTGCCTTCAAGTGTTTCTGTGTCGCCAAGAACAGCGGCGAGCTTATCTTTCTTTGCCTTCATGGCGGGATTCTTCAAAAACTCTTCATATTCAGACAAAGGAAGCCCCAATGAAGTTGAAAGATGATCATAAGCCGCAATATGGATACTTTCAAAAGCTCCGTTGGTAGCAGCCATCTGTTGCACCTCTGGATGTTTAAACCATTTGGCTACACTTGATGACCAGTAATCTTCCGCATCAATCTCAATGGTTGTAAAAAGCCGCAAAATCCTGATGACAACTTTCTTTTCATCTTCTGTCAAATTTTCATTATAGTCTTTTATGTCTGGCCCCATATTGACTTCAGTCCAAAGCCAGTGAGCCTGCTGTTGTTTAAGAAAAAAATCATATGCTTCTGGATATTTAAATGGTTTGTAATATAGCCGTGGTTCTACGAGCATGTTGCACACTCCTTGGCTGCCGTTAGAAACTATCGTATTTTAACCAATCAGCCAAGAGTTATTTAATGTTATTTTTTTTAGAATTTTTAATAACTTGAATAAGCGCGTGAAGTTGCTCGTAGAGGTCTTCAAGGGTGCCATTATTGTCAATAACGAAGTCCCAATCTTTATAATCATTGAGTGCGTTTTCAGACGCATGACTTGTTCTTTCTTCTTGAGGGCGATTATTTCTATCCACTTTAACTAAATAAAAACCATTTTCTCTGAGAGTTTGCGCTTCGTTGGGAAAACGAACATCTGTAATAAAAAAATTACTTACAAAAGGTTCGCCAGACATATAGCAACCTTGTTTTTCCGCTTCGTGAATTCTGGCTAAGCAATTATCTACCCAAATATTTTCATTAATAGAGCGACCCCACTCTGTGCCAATCCATGTTAATAACTTAGTATCTTTAAAGGAATCTACTTTGGAAATTTTATGAACAACATCCATAATATCATAAAGAGGTTGGGCAAATTTAAAAATTTTCCCTCCATGCAATTTTTGAAGATATTCTGCCGATGTATCTTTTCCCGAACGTGCCTTATAGCCAAATCCAATTTTAAGACCTTGCATAAGTTACCCCTATAAAAAAAATCAATCTTTTAGTTTAGCTCCCCATTTAACTAAAAAAGTTTTACAATCCTCCAATGAAGCCATAGATGGAAAACCCATATGTCTTGCATAAGCTTTAATTGAAGCGTCCCATGTTCCTTGATAGCCGGACGCATGCTGACGAGCCACTTCAAGCAAATCATACAATTTACCTACATTTGGAGCTTCAATTACAACCACTTTTTCCTTTTCGGCTTCTTTGTTCAAAAGCTGAACAGGAAGTGCATTCTTTTCCAAAACGCTAGCCTTCGGGGTCATCTCTGCACCATGAAGCATAGTCAATACATCTGATTCTGTCGCAGGTGCCACTGATGGTTTTAGCTCTTCAGTGGGTTGGGGCGCTACGGGCTTTTCTGCTTCTGATTTAGTTTTATGAGCAGTTTCTGCAAGTTCTGTATTTCCCTTTTCAAACTCAATAGCTTCTGTAAGGGAATCTTTTAAAGTTTCAAACAATTCCTTTTCTGGCTCAGCAAGTTCTTCGGACTCATCAATGAATGCGCTCATTGGGTCTACAGATTCGGTTACACGTGATGAAAATTTTTTCTTTTTCGACACAACTATTTCTCCTCTTTTACTGGATAAATGGGAACAATTGAGGAGCCGTCCTGAGAAACTCCGTCAACGTGCAAACATATCTTATCTGGTAATGATACCTTTTTGTCAATCCAAAAATCAAATGCCGTTGCCTTAATACTAAAAGTTGTTGTAAAAGCAACGTCTTGAGTTCCGCCTTCCTCGGAAGGGGGAGATTGAGTGATAGTTGCAACTTGCAATCCTTGAGACTCTAGAGTCATGCGACCTTTTTTTAAAATATAACGCATAACCAAGGTAAACAATTTATGAAGTTGAATATCGCCGGTTGTCTTTAAAAGTACGCCAATATTAACAGAATCGCCGGATGCGTTAATAATTGCAGTTCTAATACTGTGTCTAGATTTAAAAGACCATCCCTTTAAAGAAGGCTTACCTTCAAAAATAGGAATGTCTTTGTCAAGAATTACTGTAACTGAATCAGAATTATTAAATCCTTCCGCTGTTGGAGCATCTGGTAAGCTTTTTTTATCTGGAAAAATTTCTTTTACAAAAGCCTCAAAATTGCCCGTAGGGGTAGAAATAACTGCTTTCATGCCAATAGAAACTGCATCTAAAATTCCAGTATTTTTTAAAAATACTAGTTTATTTTTTCCTTTGTTTTTAATTGCGTCGGCAATTAAATATACTTTTGGTTCAATTTGTTGTTGTTCTTCTTGACCGTAATCGGAAAAAAACTTATTAGACTCGCCGCCCGAAGAAATAACATAAACGGCGTAGTTAGATTGTGTATTTTGTGTGTAATACTCATCAACTATGATTTGTTGACCAGTTTTTTCCAACATTACATCCATAAGCATACGGACGTATTTATAGCCGCCCGTCATCTTGTTAATCATGCACAAGTCAACATAATTTGACAAAATATATTCCAATTCGTCTGGGTTTTCCTTCAAGTGTTGAAGACCAGATTGAATTGTTGCCATGACTGCCAAATCGGCGAGATACATTGCCATTATCTATTACCTCGCAAAAAATCTTCCATTTCAGTTTTAATAATATCAACCAACAAATCGGTCAATGTACTTTCTGCCCATCCCTGTACCTTTGGGAATAGTTTTCTTGGTTTGATGCCTGGGTGTATCCACTGAGATAACGAAGTCGGATTATTAGACATTGTTCTGAACAAAGTATACTGGACGTTTCTTGGTCGTTTTCCAGCGGCCAAGTCATCCGGCGAACCAAATGAAGAGGTGCGAATCATGCCTTTGAGCGCAGGGTCTGCTGTTAACAATCTTTCTACAACCATAAGTGAGCCGTCGCGGGTTTTGCTCATGCGCGGTGCGCTGAACGCGGGGTCTTTGAGGGCTGACTTAATCTTTTCTTGCAATACTTGTGCTTTGTCAGTACCTGCCGTTGAACCTTTGTCTTTGTAGGCCGGCAAAGGAACGCGAATATACTTAAATCCATTTTTTGAATACTTGACGTTAGGGCCATTAAGGTGCGTTGTTTTCATATCCCATGAATCGGCGCCATTTTCAACTGCATTTGCCAGCCAACTTGCTTTATCTAAATCAACAACCACAACGGTATCTATTAACTTAATATCTAAGGAAGCCATGTATTCTTCCATAGAAGTCTTTAAGTTCTTTCTGGCCTGAGTAGCAAACTCTTGGCGAATCAACAAGGGAGTAGCTGTAATAGCCTTGTCAACGGCATCTTCCAGCGCGTTGACATAAGCTTCAAAATACTCGACAATGTCGCCTAAGTTAGATGGCATTTGTTATCCTAGTTCGTCAACTTGCTCTGGACTAAGCGGTTGCAATTCTGGAGCAGGAGCAGCTTGTGGCTGCTGCATAGCCTGCAGTTCTTCGCGTACAATACGGCGAATAGCTGCTTCTAGTTCAGGAGCCAAACCTTCTTCCATAGCCAACCGCATAATTTCAGCAACAACGTCTGTGCCAATTTCTTCGGTGGGGAAATGAGAAAAGTCCATATCGTCTTCACTGAATGAGTCATGAAGAGCTGATTTCATTCCATCATCGAGTTCGTATGACTCGTATTCTTCATCTGGCATAGCTTTTTCTAGCTGCTCTTGGCTCATCTTCAAGTCTTCTACTGTTTGGTGTAATTTTTGTAGTTTCTCATAGAGTTTTTGTGACTCTTGAGGAACTAACTTTCTTTCATTGAGTTGCTGATACGCAGCATCGTCAACGAGTCCGTGCATGATTGCGTAGTACAAGTCAGCGGTTGTAATAGGACGCTCGTTGAGTTCTGAGGCAACTGCAGGTGCCTTATCGACCCACTGTTCAGCGTCGCAGTCAAACCACTTGTCGCCATCGCAGAAGTAAAGGGGCTTGTTTGACTTGCCCGAAATGACTTTGTATTTCAAGACTGCAGGACTGTTGTCTTGCACTTCTGGCTGTTCTTCTTTCTCTGCTTGGCCAGCCAAGAATTTTGTAATGTCTTCTTGAGTTGGGTCTTGGCCATGTTGATGGCGAAATACAGCAGAAAAAGCCTCTACAAGCTTTTTGGTGTCTTTGACTGCATTTTCTTTTGGCTCTTCTTGCATAAGTGGTACTGCCTCTACGTCTTTCATAACTTTTCCTTTCATTTCGCTGGCTTAATCAAATACTGTTCCCAGTTTTGCAACTCTGGTAAATTGAAGAAATCTATTGAGTTTTCTGGCCCGTCTCGCACTGTCGAATAGTCACACAACACTAGCTGCGGAGCATACTTGATGTCACGGGGCATACCGCCACTGCCAATATTATTTGATGGTAAAAGCCTGATGTTGTGCGGCAAAGCTCGAACAATAAAGATTGGCTGATAGTAATAAACAATTGAGACAATCTCTCCAACCTTGGGTTTGTCTGTACTTTCAACCCACTGAATCTTACCTTCAGATGTAATGTGAAAGTCCAAGCCTTCACTCAAGCGAGTTCCACGAGCCGTAAGCATGTAGTCAACAGCACGGGCACGATACATCAGCGATGTTTCTTTTTCGCCCTTATACTCAAAGTTTTGCTCAAAAAGCTCAGTCATTGTTGGATTTAGAATGATAATATCATTAATTCTAATAAAAACGCGCTCTTGTGAGCCATCAAGGTATTCGCCAGCAACGCTAAACATTGACGTTCCTGTGCCGTACAAACCCATAGCTGTCAAAGTATCTCGGACAGAAAAGTCCTGCCCCACCATGAGAATAGGGCGAATATCGTAAAAAATGAACGGACGCTCTGCGCCCTTTTCTGACAAGTCCATGCCCGCGTTTAGGGTATTGCGCTTGGGGTTTAAAGCATGACGACAATGAAATGCCAAGAACCCTTTGGTACGCAACAGGTCATGGATTTGGTCCATATTGAACGCAGCAACAGGGGCCTTTTTGGGAATAGGCCCTAGTCCAATCAAACCTTTGCGACTATTGCGGTCATTAATCGTCATTCATCAACCCTCTGCGTCTGCACTGTATTTTCTCACAAGAGCATGAACAGCCTCCATAGCAGTTTTACACTCAGGATTCTTCCATGTCCAATCTGTTCTTGACCCAACGGCATCGGTAATGGCAACCATAAAACCCTCAACCCACTCAGGATACCTGAAAGAATCTGGCATTTCAGCCTTGCCAATATCAACCAAATCTTCAATAAAATCATAAACATAACTTTCTACACATGGTACTGTTTTCTTCATGACGAAGTATGCCATACCTGCTTTATGAGCATCAGCGAGTTCGTCTGGAGTGGCAGTCCATTTGGTCGTATCAAGCAAACCATCTTTCTTGGCTTGCTCAATTTTTATCATTTTCTGAATAGCTTGATTGATTTCCTGAGACTTTTGCTTATCTTCAATGATTTCCTGTTTGGCCTTGCGGTTCTTCTCTGCTTGTTCATTAGGGGGCAAATAGCTATCATTATTGAACAAACATTCTCTTAAGTTTTCTATAATGACATTTGTGTAGGATTCTTGAGTCCATTCGGTTTTCTCGAAGAAGACTTTAGGCTTTTTGAGCCACTCACTAGCCAAGTCCACCAGTGTGTCAAATTTTTCAGCAGTGTCAAAGTCCCAAGGGTATGCAACGGGGGGGAATTTACCGGGGACTGACTTTCTTTTGCCATTTTCGTACTTCCACCATTCGTAAGGTAAATCCCCAAAGATAACTTCCGTGAACGCTACGACTTGGTCTTCGACCTTATGAGAATTGTTGGCCGCTACTTTGGGGAGTTTACGCATCAAAACATTTTTTGCTCTTCGGGCAAATTCCCTCAGTTCGTTCTGTCCTAAAACTACCAAAACAGAAGAGTGGGAGGGAGAGGGTGCCGCCGCAGGCGGCGTGCTTTGTTCTTGTTCCTTTATTGTTATTTCTTTATTCTTATTACTATATACTTGTTGGGGTAAATTTTCACCCTTATGGAGAGGTAAATTTTCACCCCTATGGAGAGGTAAATTTTCACCCCTATGGAGAGGTAAATTTTGACCTCTATGGAGAGGTAAATTTTGACCTCTATGGGAATTCTCTAATTCTTCAATACTTTCAGCGTGTTCGTCTTCGGAGTGTAAAAACTCTAAAATGCTATCATGTTGAATATAGTAGTAATTTCTTGGAGGGAAGCCCTGCTTCTCTATTTTCAAAAACCCAACGTCTTGTAATTTTTGAAAAATTTCTCTCCTAATATAACGAGAGACGTTACAGTCTTTCTCTAAGTTTTCAGAAAAATTGTAAAAACCATCATTTTCTAACATTTTCTTAGTTTTGAAGTATTTGTATTTTGAAACCAAGTCAGAGAGAATGATGGCCCCATCATTGCCAAGTAAGCTGGCAATCTTCTTGTTGACCATCCAATACCCATCGTGGGAAAGAGTATTAATCAAAATATCTGAACTTTTTAAGCGCGTTGACATAAAAACCTCCGCTTTTCTCTTTTCGGACTTCGGTTTAGAAAACTTTAATTTTTTTAAGTTAATCTAATTTGATTTTGAAAGTCAAACTACTTATTGATTGATTAAGTCGTTTTAAACAAGGAGAGAGTTATGAGTTCGTTCTGCAAAGTTGAATTGGTCGGCAAAATCGGAAAAGACATCGAAACCAAATCATATCCAAACGGCAAAATTCTAATATTCAAAGTCGGCGTTATTAATAAATACAAAGCAATTCAATGGCACAAAGTCACCGTTAAGGGCAGCTTGGTCGCTATTGTTGAAGGCTATATCAAGCCAGACCACGTTGCTTTGGTGCATGGTGATTTGATTATTGATAAATGGGAAGATGCCAATGGAGACGCAAAACTATCTTTTGAAGTAGACGCAAAAGAAGTATTTTGCTTCTTGCCTCAAAAATCAGGAAAGTATGAAAGTCAAGGATGATTTTATGTTAAGAAGTGTAGATGGATTGTTGACAATTGAAGCAAGTAAAACTAAAAGTGATTTAATTATTCCGGCAAGCGATGTATCGGTTGTTAATGTGCCGGAAAGTCCAAGCGAGTCAGAAAAACTTTTTAAAGCGATTTACAACGTACCTACTGACCGCCATGTGTGCTTGGTTTTGGTTAGGCATTCAAAAGGCGAATATTTAAAGGCATTGGGAAATGTTACAAAAATTAAACACTTGGATTACATGGACGAAGTTCACATTACTTACCAGAAATCTTCCAAGCGTGCAGGTAGCTTTACCCACTTGGGAGAGTCTGGCTTTTTGTTTTATAAAGGAAGTCAGCCAGTTGTAGAAAATACAAATTGGTTTAGAAATGATATGAATGGGCTTAATGCGAGTAATCATTGGGATTTGGGAGTCTATTCCGTTTCTGACGACAAACTAAAAGAAAAAGGAGATAGGACAATTTTTCCTAAGTTTGCATGGGAACTAGGACTGCTCCTGATGACTTTGGCAACTCCCTTGCAGCACAAAAGAATTGTTTGGACATTGCCATGGGACGAAAACCTTTTACAATTTTCCAGTGAATGGAAGATTCGTTTGCATTTGGTTACAACATCGGACGTTGATGCGTACGATGCTCTAACTGCGTACGAAAAAATTTCCAATAAAGAAGATAAAAAAAATAACAAAGTGGAGAGCTTATCATGAAACAATTAGTCGTAGGTAAACAGGCCCGCGATATGGCGGTAGATGCTTTGCAGGAAATCGCAGAGGCTGTCGGGTCAACTTTAGGGCCAGCGGGTTTACCGGTTATATTTGACAAGCCAAATCAAATGGGTGAGATGCAACCAACCGTCACCAAAGACGGGGTAACCACCATCAGCTGGATGCAGTTTACAGACCCAATCAAACACGCGGTGCATTACTTTGCTAAACAGGCCGCTAATCATTCTGTTTTGGAGTCTGGGGACGGCACAACTTCAACCCTTGTCCTTAGCGCGGCTTTGGCTAAAGCAATTAAAGAAAAAAATGCAGCCGCTCCGCAAGCTTATGCTCGTCAGGTTGAACATTACATTGAGGATTGTATCGACTACATTCGAGAAAATGCAGTTAAAGACCCAGAAGCGGTCGCCATGGTAGCTAAAACGTCATCAAATGGCGATATGGAAATTGTTAATTCCGTTATGGAAGCTCTTAATAAGACCAGCGTTCACGGCACTATTCTCGTTGAAAAGAATGTGGCAGCTAAAGAGCGCTATAAAGTTGAACTACAAGATGGGTACAATGCCGGCCGTGGCTACAATCATCATCCCACCTTGGCTATGAGTTGTTCGGACAAGGTAGGCGAAAATCTTCCTTTTCAAATGGAAAAACCCTATATTTTTCTGTATAACGGCGAGATTCATTCACTAGAGCAGCTCAACGCGGCTGTAACTGATTTGGGCATCAAGACAAATAATAGATTTACTCTTTTAGTTTTTGCTTACGACGTGGCCGAAAGCGTCTGTAATGAGTTGATCCCCGTAAATCGTAAGTATGCTGGCAAAGTTAGCATCTTTGTTTCCAAGGTACGCCAGACCGCCGAGTTTAATAGCGGTATGCAAATTCTCATGGATATCGCTGCTATCACCGACGCTGAAATCTTTGACGGTGCTTCTTATAGCCGCGCTAAAGTAGAAAACTTGGGTACTTGCAATCATGTAGTTGTTCACCCTTATAAGACAGTTCTACATGGTCGCAACAAGAATCACTTTATCCCTAAGCGTGCTCAACAAAATATCAACGCTATGGAAGCTGCTCGTTCTGCTTTTGATAAGGACGTAATCGCTGCCCGTAATGCTGAGTTGACTGAGGGGCTAGTTACTATCGTCGTTGGCGCTGGCCATGCTGCTGCAGTACAAGAGCGAGCTGACCGAGTCGATGATGCTATTAAAGCGGCTCAGGCGGCAAGAAGAGGTGGCATTGTACCTGGGTGTGGCGTAATGTATCAGCAGGCTGCTTTAGCTTGTGGATTGCCTGAAAACCTTGTTCAAGCCCTATCCGCTGTCACCGATAAAGTGTTCGAGAATCTTGGCGCCAAAGTCCCGCCCCGTAAAGAGAACGAGACTTACGCTGTACAGGAAGACGGCTCTGTTAAGGTAGGACACTACAAGGACTTACAAGTTTGCGACGCGGCGGAAACTTGCATGAGCGTATTGCGCAATGCTTGTGAGCTTGCTGCGATGTGTAGCACAACCGCTTGTTTTAGTTTGACTGCAGATTTGCAAAAGATGGATGAGCTGCGTAAATTAAAGTCTCTTATTACGGAGACAAGATAAAGTGCCGTTAAGATTATACATTTGTAAAAAATGTAAAAAAGAAATAGAATTGTTCGATGATGAAGTCAACGGTTTTACTTCTACTTGCAAAGAAAACTCTTGCGAACTTGAACAAAAGGCTGTAGATACTGCCCATACAGCAGGTACAACGGATTTGTACTCAAATCGGCATACGTATTATGACTCGATGCCGGAGAGGATTAAGTGGAATAATGAAGACATGAAGCGGAAAGAGAAAGAAAAAGCCGCTGAAAGATTTCAGGACGGACTTAAGAAGCTCTAAGTTTAAAATTATGTTGAGGTGATGTTAATGGCTACGTCTAAAAAGAAAAAACCCGTTGAGGGTTTGACGCGAGAGAAGGCCGAAAAATCTCGCAAATTCAATGAATCTTTATATGGTCGATATTTTATTACTGCAGCGGTTGCAGGCGCCCCCGTAGATAAAAAGTTTCTATCTACAGTCGAAAAGTTTTGTGAACAAAAGAAAGCAAAACTAATCGTTCTTCTAATGCGCGGCCATAAACGCAGCTTAGAGCCACAAGACCATATCTATGCACCAGAAATAGAAAAGCTACATAAAGAAGGCAAAGCGTTCGTTGAGTATGTTTTTAACAGTAATCTCAAAGCGCTGGATGTTCAAGTTAACCCACAACAAGTATTACCTTTGACTGGTCTTACTCGTTATGGCGTTGATGGAGACAAGCGTTATTCTGTTCTCGTTGCTTCTCCAAGACAACATATGAAGATTCTTCCCAGCGGCAACGGATTGCATCCTCGTATGCTGCACTCAACAGGTGCCATTACTCTTCCTGATTATCAAAAAAACCGTCTCGGTCGCATTTCGACTCAAGACCATGTTGTAGGCGGATTGTTTGTCACTCTCGACAAGAGCCAGTTTCATTTGACTCAAGCACAGGCAGACGTTGATGGCTCGATGGTTGTTTACGGTAAAAGACACTTTCCAGATGGTTCTGCTGCAGAAGAAAGAGCAGAAGCGTTTGTCATGGGTGATTTACATGCTGGCTTTGATTGCCATAAGACGATGCAGGCTTGGTACGAAGTCTTTGCCGCAACCAAACCAAAGAGAGTATTTCTGCACGACATTATGGATGGCGTGTCTATTAGCCATCACTTGGAGCACAAGCCAATTGACCGCCTTAATCGCCCTCATGAACTCTCTACCTTGGAAAAAGAACTTTTGATTGTCGGCAAAAAGCTTGCAGAAATTAAGGGTAAGATGCCCAGCGATGGCGAGCTAAACATCGTAGCGTCAAACCACGCTCCAGACCACCTTGTACGATACCTAGATGAAGGTCGCTATCTTACAGACCATGTAAACTATGCTCTTGCTCACGAACTGATGAATCTCAGGATTAAAGGTTCTGACAATATTTTGCGCGATGCTATCGACCCAGACAAGAACTACAACTGGCTTGACAGAAATGACGACTATGTTGTAGAAGGGTTTAATTTGGCAGTACATGGAGATAGGGCATCTAATGGAAGTCGAGGTAGCCCTGCTGCACTGGAAAAGACATACGGTAAAGGAATCAGCGGCCATACACATACACCAGAGATTGTACATAGATGGGTTGTAGCAGGAACATCAACAAAGTTGAGATTATCTTACAACAGCGGCGCATCGAGCTGGTTAAATGCAAGTGTTTTATTGTATAAGGGTGGATTATTTCAGATTGTCATTTCTATTGATGGGAAGTGGACAAAATGAGGGGGATTTATGGATTTAAGAATTTTATGTGTTGGGGATGTTCACTTTAGACATTCATCTATTGTAGAAAATGACTTACTAATCGAAAAGCTAAAAGAAAAAGTTTGGGAGTCCTCTCCCGATATTGTCGTTTTTATGGGAGACTTGCTCCACAATCACGGAACAACCTACGTTCAACCATTTAATCAAGTCCTAAAACTCTTAAAGGAAATTGGCTCAATCTGTACGGTATATGTTCTTGTAGGAAACCATGACTACATCAACAACTCTCAGTTTTTGTCAGACAACCATTTTTTAAAGGCATTTGGCGGCCTAGACCGCGTCAAGATTGTAGATAGAGTAGTTAGCCACTATGGTTTAATTTTGATGCCCTACGTGCCTGCAGGAAGGTTTGTAGAGGCACTTGATACGTGTGAAGGCTGGAAGAGCGCAAAGGCTATTTTTTGCCATCAAGACTTTTACGGAGTTGAGCTAAACGGCATCAAGATGGAACATGGCGACAAATGGCCAGAAGACTTCCCCCTAGTCATTAGTGGCCATATTCATGAGCATCAGTGGCTAGAAAAGAACATTTGTTATGTTGGCACTCCCTACATGACGACCTTTGCCGAAACTGATGAGAAGGGCCTGAGTCTGTTTGAATTCGGTGAATCTGTAAAGCACACCCGAATTGACCTTGGTATGCCCAAAAAGCTGACTGTTAAGTTGACTCTTGACCAAGTTAAAAAGTTTAAAGTTCCAGAAAATACTCATCTGCGCCTTATGCTGGAAGGAGAGGCGTCTGCCCTGTCTGCATTTAAAAAAACAAAAGGATATTCAGAACTCGCACAAAAAAATGTCAAAATTGTATTATGTCCAACTGAAAACGAACTTTCCTTAAATGCGACCATTGTCAAAAAAACCTATTTGGAACTCCTAAAGGAAATGGTAGGAAGTGACGATACAGAGTTGATGAGCATTTTTAACGAAGCTCTTGCTTGAGGATAGCATGTCAAACGATACAAGGGAAAGATTAGATAAAAAAAGATGCAAAATAAAAATTTGCAGATTTGCTGATATCCGAGAAATTTTTCAAAATTTTCATTATAAAAAAGCTCACATGGGCGGCGGAATTAGCGTGTGTTTTGCTATGTTTATAGATGATAAATTAGTCGGCGGTAGCGTATTAGGAAAACCCAGACATGAAAAAAAATACAAAAATTGTATAGACATTCGTAGAATGGCTTGTTTAGATAGCGCCCCTGTTAATAGTGAAAGTTGGTTTTTAGGTCAAATTATTCAGTGGGTTAAATTTAATTCAGATTATGAAAATGTACTATCGTACAGCGATGCGACCGTAGGACACAGCGGAACAATTTATAAAGCAGCTAATTTTAAAAAAATAGGAACGACAACGCCTACAAAATTTGTAGAATGGAATGGAAAAACTTATCATCCAAGGTCTATCACAATTGATAGAGATTATAGTTACAAAATGAGAGATGCTCTTAAGACAGGAGAGGCTGTTTTAAAAACAGGTTTACCAAAAACTATTTGGCTATATCCTATAGTTCGTAATAAAAGCAGCAAAAAACAATTTATTTTAGAAACTTATATTAAAGAAAAAAAACAATGAAAATTAAGATTCAAAACTTTCGGTCTATTGAAGACAAAGAGATTGAATTGCCTAATACGGGCCTTGTTCGTATTGCCGGCGACTCAGGTGCTGGCAAGTCTACATTCCTTGATGCTATCTCTTGGGGTCTATACGGAGAAGCTGTTGCCAAGGGTGTAAAACCTTTGACTGGCAGCAAGAAGCCTATTGTAAACATCACATTCAAAGACATGCCCGTTTTGCGGCAGAACTCGCCTAATAGGCTGCTTATCGAGTCCAATCAGTATGAGAATGAGGCTGCTCAGGCTTTTATTGACACTACACTGGGCATGAATGCAGATATTTTTCAGGCTTGTTCTTACATTAAACAAAAACTCAAGGGGTCGCTGCTGTCGTTTAGTCCAGCAGAGCAGCTTCGCTTTGTTCAGAAGATTGCCTTTGGAGCTGACGACCCAGAAATCCATAAAGCCAAAATTTCAGCCATGATTAAAGAAATTGAGGGGACAATCAAAACTCAGGCATCTGAGTTGACTTTGCTTGCTGAGATGGCTCAAACAGCTAAGTCTGCTCAAGAAGCTGCCGAGGCTCGCCTTAGTGAGCAGAAAAAGCCCGTCTATACAGCGGCTGAGCGTCTGTTTTTATTTGCTGACGCAGACGTTGTTAGGCAAAAATACAAAAACGCTGAGAAAAACTTTAACGAAAAGAAGAAATTGCTCGAAGATACTAAAGATGCAACTCGCGACCTGCAGAATGTTATTAACAATCTTGAGAATGCTTTAAGTGAACATACAAAAAACCTGATTGAACAAAAAGACAAATTAAATTCGTTAGAACCTCCCGATGAAAAGTACACCGCAGAAAAGATTAAAGCCGCCTATTCTCTAATTCAGGCACAAACTGTCTGGTTAGCGAAATCAGCGGAGGCCGTCAAGAAGCTTCAAAAAATTCAAAATATCGTGCAAAAGCACGGAAATGCAGGTCAGATTGACAAGTCTCTTTCTGATACTGCAGACAAGCTTAAAGAGTTGAAGACCAAAGAGGCTGAACTTAAAAAACAAAAATACACATTAGAGATTAATCAAAACGCCCTGTCTTGCCCTCACTGTGAGCAGCAAGTCTTACTTTCCAATAACAAGCTCATTAAGACAGAGACTCCGCATATTTTGTCTTTAAAGGAAGTCATGCAGGAGCTAGACAAGGTTTCTGACTTATTAGACAAGCTTTATAAAAGTCAAAACGAGCTATGGAGCATTAAGAAAGAATTGACAGAATTGCAGGCAGAAACAACCGAGCTAGGGCCGGCACCTCTGCCAGCAGCTCAAACCCAAGAGCAACTCAATCAATTTCAAGAAAAAATCAAAGTCATCGAGATTTCTGTCTCTGTGTACAATTTCACGAAATCATCTCTCGAAGCTGAGACTCAGAAGCTAGAAGCCAATATTGCCAAGACCAAAGCTTCCGTGTCCGACAACCAACCCAAGGTAGACTCCCTTATGGCAGAGTGTAAGGCTCTTAGCAAGGAGTTTGCATTAGCTCAAATAGAATTAGACAATTGTGCAACGGACGTTGCCGAATTAAAAGAAAGACTCCAAGTAGTTGA